CTTCAAAAATTCCCCGGAGGTAAAGTTATATTTTGCAATCGCATCCCCTTCGCGAAAAATTCCGAGGTTAATTGAGGAGGTGATACTATGAGAAACTTAAAGATAGCAGTATGGACTATGGAACTGCTTGCTAAGACATTTGCAGTTGGAATTCCGTGTATTCTGGCAGCAATTGGTTACAGTCAGTTCTTAACAGAAAGTAACTTTAGAAACAAAGTAAACCTTTATGATTGAGTATTCTTGATTTATTCAGGGATACTCTTTTTTTTCGCGTATTTTTCAGATGTTAATTGAGGAAGATTAACAACCAATTTTTAACATTTTTAGGAGGTAATTTTTATGACACATGAAAGAAAGGTAATTTTTCCGGACGCAGTTATGATGATTAGCGATGTAGAGGAACGCAAATCTTGGAAAACATCTATGTTGTTGGATTTTTGCATATGGAACCATATTAAGTTTGTCTTTGATGGAAAGAAGGCAAAGATAATAATGGATACCCATGGTGTGAAGTACACGTATATAGTTGATTATGATGACAAGATGGAGAAGTTCCGTACAAAACATTGGTCTGAGTATGACTGGGATGAAGGAAACAAAAGAAATGTGTACGACGAAGATTTTACGTTAGAAGCATTAGAAGTTGAGTTGGCAAAGAAACTTTCGTGAAAAAGGAAAGACCCTTGATTTATTCAGGGGTCCTCTTTTTTTGCCTCGAATTACGCGCGCGTAGAATTCAGAGGTATAATGAGAGGAGAGTGAACTCGTTGCTTATGGCACAGGGGTTTCTCCTCTTTTATTTTTTGCATGAAAGGAGACATGATTATGGTATTTCACAACCATAAGAGCGTTGAAGGCCAACACGCAATACTCGGAGCTTCTAAGTATTCTTGGGTAAATTACTCTGACGAGAAGATGATTCAAGTGTATCAGGGTTTAATGGCAACGAAGAGAGGAACAGAGCTTCACGAACTTGCACGTTTGGCTATCAAACTAGGACAAAGGCTTCCGAAAAGTAATAAGACGATTTGTCGTTATGTCAATGATGCTATTGCTTTGCGAATGAAGCCCGAGCAAGTTTTGTTTTACAGTGAGAATTGTTTTGGCACTGCCGATGCAATTTCGTTTAGGGATGACCTGCTTCGAATACACGATTTGAAAACAGGGTCTACTCCTTGTAAGATGACACAGCTCGAAATTTATGCTGCACTTTTCTGTTTGGAGTATCACAAGAAGCCAACAGACATGTCCATCGAACTGCGTATTTACCAGAACGATGAGATATTAGTGCATTCTCCCTCTGCCGACGTGATTGTACCTCTGATGGACAAGATACAGTCATTCGACAAACTTATAACTTCAATGAAACTGGAGGAGTAAATAATGTTAGGATACGATGAATACCTGGTTTTTGACGAGCCTGAGGATGAAGATGATATTTACCATTATGGTACAAAACGTCATTCCGGAAGATACCCTTGGGGAAGCGGCGAAAACCCGTATCAGCATGACAACTCTGCTCTCGGCGTACACGCAAGACTCAAACGCAGAGTAACAGGCACATTCGAAGAGAATACCAGACTCTTGTCCGAATACAACAAGAATCTCAAAAGCGGACTGTCTGCTAAAGAGATAGCAATAGCCATGGGCTATAAGAATTCTTCGGATTTAAGGGCGGCCATCTCGCTTGCTACGAATGAACGCAAGAACGAAAACAAGACCAGAGCTCTTAGGTTGCTCGAAAAGTATAACGGCAACAAATCAGCTGCCGCGAGAGAAATGGGTATAAATGAATCTTCATTTCGTTCTCTTATAAAAGAAAAGACAGCTCGCGAAAACAAAGGTCTTATATCTACAATGAATATTCTCAAGGATGAAATAAAGCGCCATGGAGAATACATTGATACTGGTAAGAATTCCAATTTATATTTGGGAATCACACCGGCAAGACTCACAACAGCGGTCGAAGCTCTTAGAAACGAAGGGTATGAAGTAATCGAGTATTATCAGGAAAACATGGCCAATCCTGGTCAGAAGATTCCTATGAGAATACTCGCCCCGAAAGGAACCACAGCGTCCGACATAGCGCATCATCGTGAAAAGATTCATTCACTTGCGGAAGCTGGCGCAACGGTTGACCATGACACAAACGAGGTTTCTAAGGTCCATGACCCCGTATCTGTCGACTCCAAAAGAGTATACGTGAGATATGACGAAGAAGGCGGTACGGAGAAAGACGGAACTATCGAAATTCGTCCAGGCGTTAAGGACCTCAGTCTTGGCGATAATCGTTACGCTCAGGTAAGAATTCTCGTCGATGGAAACAAGTATATGAAAGGTATGGCATATTATTCGGACGAGGTTCCCGAAGGGTATGACATGATATACAATTCCAACAAGACAAGAGATAAAGCAGACGAAGTATTCAAAGAAATAAAAGCTAAATACTATAAAGAAGGCATTCGGCCTGTCGATAGATTTGGCGCTCTTATTTCTCATCAAAATGACTGGGTTGATGAGGATGGAAAGAAACATGAAGGTGCTCTCAACATTATACGTGAAGAGGGCGACTGGACTGACTGGAGCGATAACGTTGCTTCACAGTTCCTTTCCAAACAGAGACCCGAGGTTGCAAAAAGACAGCTTCAGATCGACTATTCCGAAAGAGCGGACGAATTCGATGAGATAAAGAAGCTTACGAATCCTGTTCTCAAGAAAGCACTCTTAGCTCCTTTCGCTGATGAATGCGATTCTGCGGCGGTTGAACTTAAAGCTGCAGCATTTCCTAAGCAGGGATGGCATGTTATTTTACCGAATCCGAAGATAAAGAAGAACGAGATTTATGCTCCGAACTTTGAAACTGGCGACAGAGTAATTCTTGTTCGTTATCCTCATGGAGGTATATTTGAGATTCCGGAACTTACCGTAAATAATAACCATAAAAGTTCTAGAAAAATGATTGGCGATAATCCTTTGGACGCAGTAGTTGTGAACAAAGTTGTTGCCGATCAGTTATCTGGAGCGGATTTCGATGGCGATACAGTTCTCGTTATACCAAATAATGATGGTAAATTCAAGACAAAGAGTCCTCTTAAAGAACTTGTTGGATTCGATACCAAAGCTGCATATCCTCCTGTTGAAGGCGGAAAGAAAGCAGTTGTTGACAAAGTTGAAGATAAGGACAAAGAGTACCTCTGGAGAGAACAGCTGCAGATGGGAATGGTATCAAACCTCATTACCGATATGACTCTTGCTGGAGCACCCGATGAAGAACTTGCTAGAGCTGTTAAACATTCGATGGTCGTTATCGATGTAAAGAAGCATAACCTTGACTGGAAACGCAGTGAACGAGAGAATGATATTCAGGAACTCAGGAATCGTTATCAGCCAAAAGAAGACCCAACAAAACCTGGCGGTGGTGCTTCGACACTTATATCTAGAGCTTCTTCAGAAGAGCGAATTCCAGAACGTACAATTGCACGAAACGTTAAGGACGAAAACGGCAATTATATTATTAAGGAAGGCATTGAAGTTGCTACTGGTAAGAAGGCTTATCGTTTGACAGAACGTACTATAACGTCTAAAAACAAAAAGACAGGAGAATACGATGTCGAAAAAGAAGCGCAGAACAAGTCGACAAAGATGTATGAAGCAGAAGATGCTAGAACTCTTATGTCAGGTCCTAATCACGAGGGCACCATCATGGAACGATATTATGCGGACTATGCTAATAAGTGCAAAGCTCTTGGTAATGCTGCTAGAAAAGAGCTTATCACTACTGAAATGCCCAAACGTGATCCTGCAGCAGCTAAGAAATACGCGGCGCAAGTTGCATCATTACAAGAAGGCCTACGAAAAGCAGCCAAGAACGCACCTCTCGAAAGACTTGCGCACATAAAGGCTTCTATTGCTATAAAAGCGTTAAGAAATGACACTGATGCTGGAGCTCTTTCGGCAAGCGATTGGAAGAAGGAGAAACAGAAGGCATTAGCTAGAGCCAGACGCGATGTTGGTGCTAAGCGTTTCCAAATAAAGATCACTGACGAAGAGTGGGAAGCAATTCAAAATAACGCGATAAGTCCTACGATGTTAAGAGAGGTATTCAACAACACAGACCTCGATGAACTTCGAAAAAGAGCAATGCCGAGCAACAAGAAAGAGCTTTCTCCGGCTAAAATTGCCCGCATAAAGGCATATGCTAATGCTGGCAGAACGCAGGTTGAGATTGCAGAGGCCCTCGGCATAAGCAGGACTACGGTACAGAACATACTGAAGGGAGATGAGGATGATGACTAATGTTGCTATAACTACCACTGATAATCCTTATAACCCCATAACGGATTTCAGAAACTGGTATAACTACGACGAATCTAAGGGTTACCATACATCCTCAATTTTAGCTCGAATGGTACAGCTTCATTCGGCAATGTCTGAAGATGATATTGCTAAAGCAGTTGAGGAAGCTATTGATAACATGATAAAACACAATTTCACAGGTAACTACAAAAAAGTAGAAGCATAACGTTGATATTTGAGCGCTCTTTCCGAGGACATCAGTACCGCTCCTTTCAGACCGTCATATTTCATTTTATTGCCATTGAATGAAAACCTCAACGACGTTTACAAAGTCCATCAAACTTTAAAGAGTATTGGTGTTCTCTGAAAGGGCGCTCATCTATCTTTTTTATGAAAGGAGCAAAATTCAATGGCAGATGAAAAACGTACACCAGCTCCTGCAATCTCGGCTCAGGCAAGAGAAGATCAGTTGATCGCCATGGCATATGACGAAGTTGAGCGGAGAATACATGAAGGAGTCGCGACAGGTCCAGAGCTTGTTCATTTTTTGCGAATGGGTTCTCCGAAAGCAAAACTCGAACGCGAAATACTCGAGAAGGAAAAAGAACTTATAACCGCAAAGACAGAGGCAATCCATACCCAGAAAGATTTGAAAGAACTGTATGCGAATGCTATTACAGCCCTTAAATCTTATGGCGGAGGATCAGATGATGAATAAAAGTTATTCGGAACTTATTACGTTAAAAACTTTTAAAGAAAGATTTGAATATTTGAAATGCCCAGGAAGCGTTGGAATAGATACTTTTGGATCAGGACGATATTTGAATCAGGATCTTTATAGTTCCCAGTGGTGGAAGAATCAAAGAAACAAAATTATAGCACGTGACGGTGGATTTGATATGGCTCTCGATGGCTACCCTGCAAATAGGATAGTAATTCACCATATTAACCCGATAACAGTAGAAGATTTCGAGAACGATTCTCCGTTAATTTACGATTCAGAGAATTTAGTATGCGTTGATTTTCTTACGCATCAAGCTATACATTATGGAACTTTTGAATCTGTTAAACCAGTTGGCATCGTTGAACGTAAACCGAATGATACTTGTCCATGGAGGAAGTAAAGATGGACCTTGTGAAAGCAAAAGTTATTCCGTCGAGAGTTGTAATGTTTGATGGTCCTGGTTCAGCGCACTATGTTGGATTTCTTCATTGCGGCGACATAGTTACTGTTCTTGAGGGATTTAATTACAAAGATCGTAAATGGAATGATAAAACGTTTTTAAAAGTCACGAATCAAAATGGTTTAATAGGTTACATTAAAAGTGTAAACATAACGCCATTAAAGGAGAAAAAGAAATGAAAAAACAAGCTATGGTAAAAAAAGACCTGCAGTCGAAAAAAGTTGCAGTTTGGTCTTCTACGGCTTGCAATATTGTCGCTATGTGGTTAAAACCCGGTGATAAATTAAAAATTGACGATAAAGAAATGAATGATATTTACTTAGATAAGTTTGGGGGTACACCTTACAAAAAAGTATATGTCAATGGTCAGCAGGGCTACATCATTTCTGAAGCGCTTGAATTGAGGTGATATTTATGGAAGAGACAATCCTAACAACGTGTAAAAGAAATATTTCTGGAATTGAACCGGACAATCATGATTTCGATTTGGAGTTGCTCGACCATATCAACTCTATATTTCGTGTTCTCAATCGTTACGGCATCGGCAAAGAATCTTTCTGCGCGACTGTAAATTCTGTATGGTCTGATTTTCTCGACGCGAAAACCGATTACTATTCTATGGTAAAAACTTACATTCCTCTTAAAGTAAAACTATTCTGGGATCCCCCGACTGTTGGTTCTGCAGTTGAAGCGCTCAAAGAGGCTGTTAAGGAAATGGAATTCGATCTTATGGTTCGAAGAGAGTGTCCTGATTCGTTTGCTGAAGAAGATGATGACTAATGTTTAGGTTCTGTAATCCAAATCCATGTAACTTACTTATCGGCGATTGTGTTATTCGAGCATGCTCAATAGCGCTTGAAGATTCTTGGCATAAAACACATGAAAATCTTTCGGATTTAAGTAACTCAATGTGTAACATGCCATCTGCAAATGTCGTATGGGGCGAGTATCTCGAAGGAAATGGAATGATATACAAAGTTCCTCGTTTCCCGATAACCGTACGACAATTTTGCAAACAACATCCAAAAGGAGTCTTTACAATAGGAACTGGAACCCATGCTGTAACAGTTATTGATGGTGACTGGTATGATATTTGGGATTCTGGTGATGAAAAAATTTCTTATTACTTTGAAAGGAGTTAGTAACAAATGGCAAACAATTACGTTTTCCCTGGACAAACGCAACCTGCATCTTATCCCGTTGGTAACACAAATACTCAGCCGATGAACACCAACCCGACGCAACAGCTTCTTCAGGTTATTCCCATATCCACGAGAGAAGCAGTCGAACAGTTTCCGATGGCTCCAAATTCTACGATAGTATTTATGAACTACAATGCAAGAAAGTTATGGATACGTTCTCAGCATTACAATGGTCTGTCGTATGACATCGATGAGTTCAACATGCTTACCAATCAGGATTTGCAAAACTTCCAGGCACAAGCGCAGAATCAGGTTCAAGTTCAACAAAATCAAAATGGTTCTGCAGATTACGTAACACGAGAAGAATTCGATAAACTCAAAGCGAGTTTCGAAGAACTAATGAAGTGAGGTGATATTCGATGGATCCGTTTGTAGCCTATATACAGAGAGCCTTTAACTCTAAAATGCCCGATCGTCAGATAATCGCGATATACAGGATGGGCGAGTATAAAGCGCTAGTTCATGCAACAAAGGATGGAAAACCTTCGGCAGAACCAAACACCTATACTGTAACTATTGATGGAAGTATAAAATTATTTTCACCAATAGATAATTTACAGAAGTATCATCGAATACACGATCCTAAAAACCTAGTATGGAGTAGGTGATATTTAATGAATCCTTATAGAATGAATCCTTATAGACCTCCTTACCCAAATGAACTTTATCACCACGGTATCAAAGGACAAAAATGGGGCGTAAGAAACGGACCTCCTTATCCGCTTAGTCCTCAGACTCATGCTTCGGTAGTAAGAAGTTCCAATAAGAAAAGTCGAATAGGCGGACTATTTGAAAACAGTTCACAAACGCGCAATAAATTTTCCGAATATTTGTCAAAAAGGCGTGAAAAAATAATTGATGATTATACAAATGACTATAAAATGTCTGGAATGAATACAGCATCTGCTAAAAAAGCAGCTAAAGAAAAATATGATAAGCGGCAAAAGTTGTTAAAACGTGTTGCTATAGGAGCCGGCATTGCAACTGGCGCCGCTATAGCATATAAAGGCGGACGCTATATAAAAAGTGAATTCATGGATAAAACAATAAAAGCGGGCAAAAAAATACAGACAATGTCTCCAGGTGCAGATAGAATGGTAGCCGGCGATTCTTTTTACACGGCATATAGACCGCAAGACAAAGCCATGTATAAAGGATGGCAGGGGGATGGACTTGATGGAAATGTGTATAAAATAAGAGCAGAAGTTTTAAAGGACACAAAAGTCGCAAGTAATAGAAACGCTAGGAAAGTATTCGACGATCTGTATAAAAATGACATAAAGTTTAAAGAAGCAGCAGATTCTTTAGGCGAAGCAGCAAACATGGCGGCTGTCGCTAATCCAAAATTAGCCGGAAATGATAGATACAAATCTTTTAATGCTTTTGGGTTTATGGAAAATAAAAATATGCCACAAGATGAAAAAATTAAATATGCAAGAAATAAGTTTATAGATAATATGAAAAAGAAAGGTTACGGAGGAATAAAAGACATTAACGACCAAAGATTTTCCGGTTTTGATACAGATGCTGCAATAATGTTTACAAATCCAACTAACTATAACATAAAAGCAACTGAAGTATCAAAGAAATCATTGCGAAAATATAGACCTTATTTTTACGGAAGGGCTATTAAAAATCAGTTAATGTCTCCTGGTAATTCCGCTGCAACAGCGGCTGCTCTTGGCGGTACTTACTCTGCAATATCATTAAGAAAATTTGATAGACGTAAGCTGTCTGAGAATTTAAACAAAAAAAAACGTAAAAAGAGGTGATATTTATGCAACGCCCTGATGAATTGTATCATTATGGTATAAAAGGTATGCGTTGGGGCGTTAGGCATGGTCCCCCGTATCCCTTATATAGACAAAGTTCCTATTGGAAAAGATACCATCAAAGACCTCCTGGTGGTAGAATTGGTGGTTTTAATGATTCTGTGAAAGCTGCTGGTAAAAAGTGGCGAGAGGAAGGAATCCCTAACAAAATCAAGTACCCAGTAGGAATGGCTGCTGCTGGCGCTGTTGGTTTGGCAGCAGGTGCAAATGTTGCATTCACTAGAAACGCAATCAAAAACACTAAGGACATGATTGAAAAAACTCCATTCCTTGGCAAAATGCTTCCAAAAGGCAAAGAGCGAGTTAAAAAAGACTTTAGGAGATACTTAGAGTATTCTGATGCAAAGGTGAAAGCAGCTTCAACTTTAGCGTTACTCGTTGGCGCTGGAGTTGCAACTATTGCTATTAAAAAGAAAAAAGAACGAGAAAAAGAACTTGAGAAAATTCGTAAAAAACGAAATAAAATAGGCGAACTCAGAGATGAAGAAGCCGCTAAAGTTCAAAAGGGAAAAGTTTCTGGTATATTTTCTGGCGATACAGCCGATGAAAAGAAAGCTAAGTCACTTGCAAATAAAATTGAAGCTGAACGCTCGTCCGCAAAAACTGTTGAGCGTAATGGCGTAAAAGTCAAAATCCAATCGAAGAAATTAACAGAAACAGAAAACATGGAACGAGTTAATAATTCGTTTAGGATTAAGAGAACAAGAGGAAACTCTGAAAACTGTATAGCATGTTCGGTTACGATGGAAGCTCGTAGAAGGGGCTATGAAGTTAAGGCTAGAACCGACCTAGCGCATGACGATGACTCTGAGACATGCTACAAATCAGTCGCAAAGGTATATAAGAATGCTAAGACGATGTCTTTAGGAACAAATGCAAAGAGTGGCTCAAAGGCATACGAATCTTTCTACAATAATGCCGAGGCGAAAGCTCGAAAAGGTAATAACACTGATCTAACCAAAAAGCTTAAAACAACTACCGCAAAGATGCCTAAAGGCGCTAGTGGTCAGATTTGCATAATGTTCGATAGATGGTCTGGTCATTCAATGTACTTTTATAAAGATAGAAATGGCAAAACTATCTTCTATGATACTCAACGTAATAAAAAGTATACAGAAGATCAATTAAATAGTATGTTTATTCAAAATAGTTCTAATATTGTAATGCAGAGGTTTGATGGATGCGATATTAACGAGAAAGAACTTTTGAAGTATTCTAAGTGAGGTGTACTCGAATGTATTACAGTGATGAACTTTATCACCATGGAATTAAGGGACAGAGATGGGGAAGGCGTAATGGGCCTCCTTATCCGCTTAGTCCGCAGACTCATGCAGCAGTCGTTAGGAGCGCCGGGAGAGGTAAAGTCGGTGGACTTAAAGAAGATTCATATAACACAGAAAGAAAAAAAGCTAGAAATAGAAATATAGCTTCTGGCATTTTAGCCGCAGATGCCGCGATAGGCCTTGCCAGGACTCCAAAGGTTGTACGATCGTATTATGAGATGACTAAGAGTATGTTTGGACCTGAAAGGGCTAAAAAAGCTGCATTAGCAACTGGCCTTTTAAATGCTGGACTTATTGGTGCGGAGGGTCTTGCTGCCTATAAATTGCGAAAGTCGGCTAAAAAACACGCTGCTACAGCAGAGCAAATTTCAAAATCAAAAATTAAAGGCAGAGTCGGCGGACTTTCTGAGGAAGATACAAAATACGATCCTAAATTCCGTACAAAGGCCGAACGTGAAGCATATGAACGTCGCAGCGCTAGAGCCCAGAGGATAAAGAAGGGCGTGGCAATAGGCCTTGGCGCGGCTGCTCTTGGCGGTGCTGGATATCTTGCGTATAAGAATAGACAGAAGTTGCTTTCTAGAAGGCCTAACGGCTCAGGTCAGTTAAAACTTTCTAAAACTGGAAATCTCGCACTTCCTGGCGTTGCAGCCAGACCTAAAGGATTTAATAATCTCGAAAGGGTTAAGATGAGAAATGGAAAGAAAGTCTCGTCCATGATAAATCCTCAGGCAGGTAAGACATTCAAGTTTAAAACTCGCTCGACGAATACGGGTATTGTTCCGGCAAATACAAATCGCCGGCGTGGTTTCTTGAATGCGGAGCCTAGAAGACTTAACTGGAAACGCGTTGCAGCTGCTGCAGGAGGAGCCGCGGGTCTTGCTGGCGGAACAGCATATGGTGTAAGCAGATATAGAAAGAGAAGAAGATCGCGCAGGTGATATTTATGGAAAATGAACTTTACCATCATGGTGTAAAAGGCCAACATTGGGGTAAACGCAATGGACCTCCATATCCTCTTTATCGTAAATCTGCTTATTACAAAAAGACTGGTCAGCGTCCTCCTGGATATACAGGGAATAAGAAAGGAAAAAGCAATTCCGGCGAAACCAATAAATCCGGACGTGTTGGCGGTTTAAAGGACATTAAACGCGCTGGAGACACGTCATGGGTTCGCAAACGCCTTAAGAAAGGCAAGATAGGCGGTATCAACGATTCGATGTCAGATGAAGAACGTAAGGCCAAACTCAAGAAACGTATTCTTATCGGAGCTGGTGTAGCCGCAGGCCTTGCTGGAGGAGCTTTAGTTGGCAGGAAACTTTATCAGCGAAAAGCCGCACTTGGCGCTCAAGGTGTTGCCGAAGAAGCCAAAAATCTTCATAAGAACTTTTTGAAGAACCGCGCGGCTCAGAAAGAGGCATCTTCGATAAAGGAAGGTCTCGATAAGGCATACCAGGATTCTTCTAAAGCCATTAAAGCCGAACGCGCCGGAATGATTAACAAAAAATTATCCCTGCAAAATGAAGGCTTAGGCTTAAAAGATGCAAAAGGTATACGTGCATATTTTAAACGTCGTAAAAACGCAAAAGCTTTAAACGAAATAGAGCAACGTTTAGCGGCTAATTCGACCAAATCTGCAAATGCTACGAAAAACTATAGCAAAAAGCTTGCCAATAATGCATTGAATGCAGATAATGCAAGTGCTAATTATGAACGTGCTAAGAAAGCTTATGAAAGAGCAAAGGAGAGCGAAGCAGCTCTTAAAAAGCTTGGTAATAAGCAGGCATTGGCATCCGCGTTAGGTCTCGGCGCTATTGGTGGTGCTGCCGGTTATGGTGTAAGTAAACCTTCAAGATACAAAAATCAAAATAGAGGAACTATAGGTGGTCTTAGCGATATTAAGAGAGCTGGAGGACTTAAAGCTTCTATAAATACCACTAGGAATTCTTTAAAAAGAAACAAGAATGGCAAAATCGGCGGACTTACAAAGCGTATGACAGTATCTTCAACCGATTCTGCTGTTACTAGAAGAGCTAAGGCTGCTTATAACTCTATGTCAGATGCTGAATTCAGAAGAAAGTACAGCGTGTCGAAGGCTGAGTATGCACGGCGTGTAGAAAAGTATGGCGACCCTTATAAGAATTCACCGATGGCAAAACTCGGGAGACGCTTGAGTCGACGCAGAAGAAGGCGTTAAGGAGTGATATTTATGATGGACAATAATGGCAACTCGTTTAATCAACAATCGCCAGCATTTAACGCATTTGGCGGCTTTGTGAGCTTTCAGAACCAATTCAATCAGTTTCAGCAGACACTTGCTGGTCAGATGGATCCGAATTCTATAGCTTCTTATGCAGAGGCTAAGATTCGTGAAGGTTTACAGAACGGTACTATATCACAAGCACAGTTCAATCAAGCTGCCATGATTGCGAATCAAATGTTTGGTCGATAGAAAAATATTTTTAAAGGAGTTGATCTATATGATCGAAACATCTAATGGCGGAGTTCCTGCGTATATGAACGTGCAGCCTGCTTGCTATGGCAACTGTGATGGATTCGGCGGTTTCGGCGGAAATGGCTCTTGGTGGATTCTGCTGCTTTTCATCCTCCTTGGAAACGGGGGTTGGGGTAACAATAACAACCAGTGGGCCCCGTGGATGTTTGGTATGGGTCAGACAAACACTAACAATGATATTCAGAGAGGCTTCGATCAGCAGGCGCTCACTACTGGTATAGCGGCTAATGCGAATGCTATCAATAATCTTTCTGGACAGATGTGTAATGGTTTCAATCAGATCGAGGTTGCAGCGGCTAACAGACAGATAGCTGACATGAATCAGAAGTTCTCGAATCAGATCGCTACCATGCAGCAGATGAATGCTCTTCAGTCCCAGTTCCAGCAGTGTTGCTGCGATAACAGACTTGCAACAGCGAATCTTACATCTACTGTACTTTCCGAGAACTGCGAAGACAGAAATGCTCTTGCACAGGCTCTCATGACACTTACAGCTAACAATACTGCGAATACTCAGAGAATCGTCGATACAACTAATACGGCGGTCCAGGGTCTCTATAACAAGATTTGTCAGCTTGAGCTCAATGCCAAGGATGACAAGATTGCGGACCTTCAGAGACAGATTACTTCGGCAGATACAAGAGCCGAGATCAACGCCCTCAAGGGAGCCCTCCTCAACGATAACACCGTTCAGACAAACATTCTTGAGAACTATCTCCGTCCTCAGGCGAATCCGGCGTATATCGTACAGAATCCTAACTGCTGCCCTAACAATGGCTTTGGCTATTGCGGCTAACTTGAGAGGGGGAATTCAAAATGGCAGAGTATTCTAGCAATGCCTCACAGACAGTGAACCCCGGAGAATCGGTTACATTCACTACGGCGCCTTTCCCCTGCAATCGAGGATTCATACGATGGAGACAGGGGACTGGGGCATTCAATCTTGCTGGTTGGGTTCCTGGCAATATGTCATCGTGTTGCTGCAACCAGGCAAGAGCTGCTCAGTACATGGTCGACTTCGGAGCAAACATCGGTATTCCTGAGGGTGGTACGGCAGGTCCTATATCTGTCGCATATGCTCTCGATGGTGTAACACTTCCTGAGACAACAATGACTGTCCAGGGCGTGGTCGATGGATTTACCAATGTAAGCAGAGCAACTATTGTTCCCGTGTGGAAAGGATGCTGCCAGACGCTTACGGTAAGAAACATTTCCGAAGTTCCGATTCAGGTCCAGAACGCAAACATCATTTTTGCAAGGCCTGACCTCGCAATGACTTATTAAGGAGGCGACTTTATGGAAAAAGCAAATAAGATTATTGAATCTCTCGAAGAGGAGGTTTGCTTACTTCTGAAAAAGCAGCCTCTACAGCCTCAGGACATCGAAATGATTTCGAAGCTTACCGACTCTATCAAGGATGTCGCAACGGCTTCTGGAATGCAGGACTATGTTGACGCATACCTCGAAACAGACGACGGTGTTTCTCATGCCGTTAAGATGCCTAAGGTGTCTTACGATTCGTTTGCAAGGGGGCGTTCTCCGATAACGGGGCGGTTTGTCAGCAGAGACGGCGTTCCTATCGGCGCTCATCACGTATCCTATGACAGAGACTACACGCCTCATGGCATGTCAAGGCGATACGACGGTGGTTACAGTGGCCACAGCATCAATGATCGAATGATCGCCTCTCTCGAAAGAGAAATGGACCACGCGACGAGTGATTACGAGCGTAGCCAGATCCAGAACGAGATCGAACATCTGAGAACAAAGCACTAATCCAATAGAAGGTGAGGAAATTCAAAATGGAAGATTTACGCGCTCTGACGAGTGTGGCCTTCCGTGATGATTGGTGGATTCTCCTTCTCCCCGCAGCCTGTATCGTAATTGATATTTTAACCGGTGTTCTTAACGCTTGGATAAAAAATGAATTAAAGTCATACAGGCTGAGGGAGGGATTAGCGAAAAAAGCTGGAGAACTCCTAGCTATCATTCTCGGCGAGGTTCTCGTGGCGGGTCTATGCGTTCCGAAGATTATTGCATCTGGCATTTCGGTATATGTGATATTTATGGAAGTAATAAGTATCATGGAGAACTTTCATAAGCTTGGGGTTCCTATTCCGAAATCCATAGCAAAAGCTCTTGGGACGATGAACGAAACAATTAACGGAAAATATGATGAATTATCGGCCGATACAAAAAAGAAGCTGAAATCGTCAGTACGTAAAAGAGGAGGTGGCTCTAATGCCAGTGGTAAGACCAATTTACCCAAATGAGCTTTACCATTACGGTGTCAAAGGAATGCACTGGGGTGTTAGGCGCTATCAGCCTTACCCCAAAGGATATTCAGGCTCAGGTAAATACGTTGGTAAGCGAAGCAAAGTTGGTTTATTTGGAAACAAATCTAAAACAAAAGTTCGGAGACTTACTGATGATGAAAAAATGAGACTCATACGCGACGGATCATCTGACGATCTGCTAAAGTATTCTAGTCAGCTTTCGACAAACGAACTTTCAGAGGGGCTTAGACGGCTACAGACTAAGAGATCTTTATCCAAGGAACGATCCGAGTGGGTCAATGATAGAATAAAGATGATTTCGACGCCTATGTCAGAGGCTGGAAAAATTCTAAAGTCTGGCACTAATTTCTACGAATTCGCGAATGCTAGATCAAAAGGTGTCTCGAGCAATAAAACAAATGCTTATGACTGGAATGAAGATGCAAAATACTTTGCAAATCCAGACTGGAGTAAAGGCAATCAATGGGGAAAAATAGCCGGCGGAAAAAAAGTTGACAAGCTTGATAAAGAGTCGGCATCTAAGAAACGATTCAAACGAGCAATGATAGGACTCGGAGTTGGAGCTGGACTTGGCGCCGCTGGATTGGCGCTCGGCCTAAGAGGATCAAAATATGCATCAAAAGCTGGCATAGCGACATACAAGGCAGCAGTAGCAAAATCCGCGGCCGATGTTGATGCCCGTGCTGTAGGTCGGGCGATGTCTAATGCCGCTGCCGCGCAAGGTCGAATGTTAAATGCTAAATACATGGCAAAAAAAACCGGCGCTAAGGGTTTTAATAAAATAGCTAAAGCCAATTACGATCTTGCAGAAGGTCTTTTAAAGCGGGCCAAAGAAGGAATAAATAGTCAGAAAATAAATGCCGGACAATGGAAACGATATTCAGAATTAGTTCCAAAATATAAATCCGCATCTAAAAAGCTTTATATAGCTGGAAATGCTCTTGGCCTTGGCGCTATAAATGCTCTTGGCTATGCTGGCTATACTGGAACTAGACGGTGGACAAGAAGAAAAAAAAGGAGATAAATAATGCTATCAAACACAGCAACACCAGTGTATTACGGAGAGTTTCGAGAAGCTGTGCTTAATGGGGAAATACCTGTATGTAGAGAGATTTCCATGGAGATGAACCGAATAGATGACCTTATACGTAATCCCGCCGTATATTACGACGACGAAGCAGTTGAGGGTTGGATACGGTTTTGTGAAAATGAATTAACTCTAACTGACGGCTCTGATTTGCACATGATCGACACTTTCAAACTCTGGGGCGAGCAAGTGTTTGGTTGGTATTATTTCATAGAGCGCAGTATATTTAAGCCAAACCGTTCAGGACATGGCGGTAGATTTGTTAAGAAGCGTATAAAAAAGCGTTTAATTAACAAACAATACTTAATTATACCACGAAGCGCTGCTAAATCTCTATATGCAGAATGTATTCAAGCATACTTCTTAACAGTTGATACATCAACGACACACCAAATTACGACAGCACCAACGATGAAGATGGCCGAGGAAGTTGTTTCTCCATTTAAAACGGCTATTGCTCGCGCTAAAGGCCCTTTATTCCAGTTCCTAACAGAGGGCAGTTTACAAAATACGACCGGCTCGCGAATAAATCGTCAGAAATTGTGTCCGACAAAGAAGGGCATCGAGAACTTTTTAACTAACTCCTTGCTCGAAATAAAGCCTTGGAGTATAGATAAGTTACAAGGCCTCAGATGCAAGGTCGCAACTATTGATGAATGGTTATCTGGCGACATAAAGGAAGACCCTGTTGGTGCAATTGAGCAGGGTGCGGCTAAGAACGACGATTATTTAATACTCGCCACTTCATCTGAAGGCACTGTTCGTAATGGTGTAGGCGATTCAATCAAAATGGAGTTAATGTCGATACTTAAGGGCGAATACATAGCGCCTCATGTATCGATATTTTACTACAAACTCGATGATGTATCAGAAGTTGCGGACCGCGATATGTGGTTGAAAGCACAACCTAATCTTGGAAAGACCGTTACATACGAAACGTACGAGCTCGATGTTGAGAGGGCAGAGAATAACCCAGCCGCTCGAAATGATATTTTGGCTAAACGCTTCGGAATCCCTATGGAAGGTTACACGTATTTCTTTACTTACGAAGAAACAGCGCCGCACCGCCATAGGGATTACTGGTCTTTGCCATGTGCCCTTGGGATGGACTTGTCACAGGGTGATGACTTTTGTGCTTTTACATTTTTATTTCCGTTGAGAAATGGAGCTTTTGGCATTAAGGCTAGAAGTTATATTTCTTCCAGAACGTTTTATCGACTTTCTCCAGCGGCTAAACTTAAATACCAAGAATTCATGGACGAAGGAACGTTGATGGTTCTTGAAGGTACTGTATTGGACCTTATGGATGTATATGATGACCTCGATAGATTTATAGAGGACAACAGATACAACGTTGTATGCATAGGTTTTGACCCTTATAATGCTCGAGGATTTGTTGAGCGATGGGAAAAGGAGAACGGTCCTTACGGGATTGAAAAGGTAATACAAGGTGTAAAAACAGAATCTGTACCATTAGGCGAACTGAAAGATATGGCTATGGACAGAATTCTGTTATTTGACGAGTCCCTAATGTCTTATGCAATGGGAAACTGCATAACATTGGAAGATACAAATGGCAACCGAAAGCTGCTAAAACGCCGTCATGATGAAAAGATTGATAATGTAGCAGCTCTTATGGATGCCTGGGTTTCCTATAAACTACACAAAGAAGACTTCGAGTAAGGGGGTGAGTATTTGGCAAGCTTATTTAAACGTTTCATGGAAGCATGGTCGATATTTAAGAATCCTGAGCAGATGATGTATAAAAAGGATTTTAGATATGCAAATCAAGTGTCCTCAACAAGCATAATGCCGGGTGAACGAAGAACTCCAAATCGCAGCGCGGAACGAACTTTTGTTAATGCTCTATATACGAGAATAGCGATTGATTGCGCAGCAGTTGATATGGAACACGTAATCATCGACGGCGAAGATAGATTTGTTGAGAAGGTTGATGACAATTTAAATTATGTATTAAATCAAGAAGCTAACATAGACCAAACAGGTCGAGAGTTTCGTCAAGAGTTGGTATATAATTTATTGGTAGAGGGTGTTATCGCCTGCATACCGACGTTAACTGAGAATACAAACATATTCGAAAGCGATGTCTTTCCTGATGATATGCGTTGTATGCGGCTTGGTATTATAAAAGAGTGGTTTCCGAATAAAATTCGTGTAACTACTTACAATGATCTTACAGGAAAAGATGAAGATATAATAGTACCGAAAAGAGCAGCTTGGATCATCAAGAATCCTTTACGTCATGTCACAAACGACACAAACTCTTCTTTGAAACGACTTATTGACAAGCTTAACCTGCTCGACAGAATCGACAACCAGACTGGCTCTGGAAAGCTCGACATGATAGTTCAGCTTCCTTACTCACTAAAGAGCGAGTCCAAACGAGAATGGGCTAAGGAACGAAAGAAGGACATTGAAGATCAGATTGCAAACTCAAAATACGGTATTGCATACATTGATGCGGCAGAACACATTCAGCAAATCAATAGACCGTTGGAGAACAATCTTCAGGCACAGATAGAATACCTAACAAAACAGGTTTACAATCAGCTTGGTTTAACAGAAGGCGTGTTCAATGGTACTGCGAATGAACTTGAGAACATGAATTACTATAACCGAACTATTGAACCTATTCTCTCTTTTATTGCACTTGAAATAAAAAGAAAGTGTTTTACAGAAAATCAGAGAGAAAAAGGCCATTCGATAATGTTCTTCAGAGACCCGTTCAAGCTGGTTCCTGTCGAGAAGCTTGCTGAACTTGCTGATAAGATGACGAGAAACGAAATCATGACATCTAACGAGTTCAGATCAATAATGGGCTATAAACCTTCCGAGGATCCTGAAGCTGATGCGTTGAGAAACAAGAACCTCAATAAGTCGGCAGACCAACAGATGCAAGGACAACTTCCTGGAGGTCAACAGCAAATGCTTCCTCAGCAAGGTATGAATATGCAAACATCACCAAAGAGAGGAGAAATTCAAAATGGGTAGAAATCAGCCGGATTTTCACGGTTGGGCGACCAAGGTAAACATAAAATGTTCCGATGGCCGAACCATTAAGCCGGGTGCATTTCGAGAAGATGATGGGCAGATTGTGCCGCTTGTATGGCAGCATAATCATTCGACTCCTGAAATGGTGCTCGGGCATGCTCTTCTCGAGGATAGACCTGGTGAAGGTGTATACACATACGGATATTTCAACAATTCTAAACTTGCTGAAAAGGCAAGAGAGCTTGTGCGACACGGTGATATTACCGCTTTATCCATATATGCCAACGGATTAAAACAGAATTACGGCGACGTTCTTCACGGACATATTCGTGAGGTATCTCTCGTAATGACTGGCGCTAATCCTGGAGCGTGTATCATGAGCAGTGATATTTCGCATTCGGATGATTCCGATTTTGACTCTGGTATCATCTATAATGACGATGACACTGTATGGCTCGCACATTCAGATAACTATGAAAGGGATGGTTCAACTATGACACGTGAAGATATTCTCGACAGCATGACCGATGAGCAGCTCGAACTTGTCGCCGATCTTCTTGACGAACAGGCTGACGACTATGAGAACGCGTATGCTGATGCAGAAAAGTATGATGACTCTGATTACGACGATGAAGGCGGCTATGAAGAGGACTATGATGACGACGCCGAATACGACTATGAAGAGGATGATGACTCCGATTACGGCGATTACGACGATGATGTAGCACACGGATATTACGAGGGAGGAAATGATATGTACAGTGTATTTGATGGTCAGGGCGGTATGTACGGCGATACCCTGAGCCACGCAGAAATGGATGACCTTTTCTATGCTTCTTCGGAAGACGTAGGAAACTTCGGAGGTTCGCTGAGGGATAGTTTCCTTGCGCATGCTGAGCAGACCTACGGCATTGCAGATATTGAGACTCTCTTCCCCGAGCCTCATGAGATGAATACCCCGCCTGAATGGATCAAGAGAGATACCGACTGGGTTGCGGGTGTAATGAGCGGCGTACACAAGACACCTTTCAGCAGAATCAAGACGAGCTTCGCTGATATTACTGCTGATGCCGCAAGAGCTAAGGGTTACCTTAAGGGTAACAGAAAGAAGGAGGAGATCTTCACTCTGCTCAAGAGAGAGACTACTCCCACCACAATTTACAAGAAGCAGAAGCTTGATCGCGATGATATTATCGACATCACTGACTTCGATGTAGTTGCCTGGATCAAGGGTGAGATGAGGCTGATGCTTGATGAGGAAATCGCGAGAGCTATCCTTGTTGGTGACGGCAGACTTCCCGACTCCGAAGACAAGATCAAGGAAGAGAACATCAGACCTATATGGAAGGATGACGACCTCTATACCATCAAGGCAGCTGTTGAGGTCGCTCACGATGCGGATGAGGATACCATCGCTAATGCTATTATCCGCAAGGCTATAAAGGCTCGTAAGGACTACAAGGGCAGCGGCAATCCCGTTCTCTATACTACTGAGTCCCAGCTGGCTGATATGCTTCTCCTTGAGGACGGTGTTGGTCGCCTGAAGTACACTCTTGAGACCCTCAAGCAGGCACTTCGTGTATCCAACATCATCACAGTTCCGATTATGGAGAATCTCGTGAGAACATTTACAGTAACCGAAGGCGGCATACAGAAGACTTACAGCAGACCTCTGCTCGGCATCATCGTAAACCTCAAGGACTACAATGTCGGCGCAGACAAGGGCGGTGCAGTTTCGATGTTCGACGATTTTGACATAAATTACAACCAGCAGATCTATCTGATAGAAACCAGATGCTCTGGTGCGCTTGTAAAGCCTTATAGTGCAATAGTTCTCGAACTTGACAGAGCAGCTTCCTGATGAAGTTCTCAGGCATTGTCGGCTACGCAGTTCAGGTTGAAACAGCTCCAGACATATGGCGAGATTACATTGTAGAGCGAAAGTATCATGGAGACGTAGTGCAGACAGCTTGGCATAGCCAGGCAGCAGCATCAAGCCTAAATGACAACTCGAGTCTCAATGTTCAGGTAGAGATAGTAGCCGACGCATTTGCCTGGGCTCATTATGGTGACATCCGTTATGTAATTTACGAAAATTCAAAATGGAGTGTTACCGCAAGACAACCGAGGCGACCGAGACTAATTTTGAATTTCGGAAGCCTTTACCACGATCAAGGTTTGGAGGTGATTGATTATGCCGAATACTGCAGACTCCGAGATGGACTTACAAGTCAAGAGACGGCGGGAGCTGTCAACGAAACTTAGGGAGATTCTGGGCAGTAATAACGTATATTTTCAACCGCCTGCAAATACTAAGATGAAATTTCCATGCTTTGTCTACAATAGATCGAATCCATATAAGTTGCAAGCAAATGATAAAACATATTTGCGAGTTGGCCACTATTCTGTTACCTATATCGACCCAGACGTCGAGGCTTGTATGGCTATGATGACAAAAATGTTGGAATCTTTTCAGCATATATCGGTTGAGAGGTCCTTTACTTCGGAAAATCTCAATCATGATGTATACAATTTATATTTTTAAAAGGAGGAAAATACTATGGCTTATGCTCTTAAGTGGGACGAAACTGGCGAAAGAACTTATGAAACAGGTATTAAACAGTGCGTCCTCTTTCCGCAGAACCTCGACGGCACTTATGGTACAGGTGTCGCGTGGAATGGAATCACCGGCGTAGATGAGTCTCCGTCTGGTGCAGACCCCACAGACCTTTGGGCAGATGATATTAAGTACCTCTCGATTCGTTCGACTGAGGAATTTGGTTTCACTGTAAAGGCTTACACGTACCCCGATGAGTTCGGCATTTGCGATGGTACTGCTTCGCCTGTTGCTGGTCTCAAGATCTTCCAGCAGGCTCGTAGAGGCTTTGGTCTCTGCTACAGAACCACAAAGGGTAATGATGCGGCATATAACGATTACGGTTATATTCTTCATCTTATCTATGGCGCAACTGTTAACCCGTCTTCGAGATCGTACAGCACAATCAATGACTCTCCGTCGGCGATTGAGTTCAGCTGGGAAGCTAAGACTACACCTATCAGCGTAGATGGCTACCGCAATACTGCTGTTCTGACTCTTGATTCCACTATCGTTCCTGCAGAGACTATGGCACAGATCGAAGCCATTATCTACGGCGAAGAGGGCGGCGCATCTCCGAGACTTCCGCTTCCTGCCGAGGTTATATCGATTCTTGGTGGTCAGTCCACTAATGCTCAGCTGTCTGCTATTTCTATTGGCTCGTCGACACTTGCTCCGACATTCGCTACTACTACCTACTCTTATGGTACGACCACATCGAATACTAAGGATGCTGTATCGGCTGAGCCTGCTTCTGGCTGCACAGTTACCATCAAGGCTAATGGCACCACTATCGACAACGGCGATGAGGTGACATGGAATGCAGGTGCCAACACCGTTGTATTCACTGCATCCAAGGCGGGTGCAAACACTAAGACTTACGCCGTTTCCGTCGTAAAGACCTGAGTGTAAGTAGTTCAACGACTTCGACACTAAATACAAAATTTAGTACGACTTAAACAGTACAACTCATTATCAAACCAAAAACTATTAAAACCATGGGTCAGAAAATTCAAAATGGAAAGCTGGCTCATGGTTTTCTTTAGGGCGCTCGTATTTCATCCGCAGTTCATTCGGTAAAGAATACCTCCTTTAGCTGATAAAAGAATCTTAGGCATGACATACATATCCTTTCGTTAAGAACCATTATACGAGCGCTGTAAAGAGAACCGTGAGTTAGAAATTTAAAGGAGATGATATTTATGGGGCAGTCGAGAAACGAAGAAATCCTCGAATCCATGATAGCCGGAACTGAATACACAAAGGTTCCTCAGTCGAGAGAAGAGTATTTGCTTATGCAACTGGCGGGTATTGTGAGTGCTTTATCTGCAAACTTCATAGGCACATTTCAGTCTGTTGCGGCTCTCGAAGCGTATGCAGGGCCCAAAGATAAAAATGATTTCGCATTTGTCAAAACACAGGACACATACGGCAATAAGTTCTATGATAAATACACATGGAATGATACTGCATGGGTATTCGAGTATAAAGTGAACAACAACTCGTTTACTGACCCTCAGTGGTCGGCAATAAACTCCGGTATAACATCTGATGATATTCCTGTGGTATTGTCAGAATCCGCGTTTGATTCCCTTGTTACAAAAAACGGCTAAATGGTATTGCATATATCCCGATTCGTGAGGTGATACCATGATTAAAACTCGAATAAATAATGAATACAAAGACATTATTAAAATATTTGGCGGAGGTACTCTCCAGAAGGAAATCATAAAAGTATGGTCTAGAGAGGCTCAGGAATACGTATACGAATCACCAGTTGAATACACAGGTACCCTCCCAATCACAATAAATGCAAACGACGATGCACTGCTTGACTATCGGATATATGGTGTTGACGGGGGTGTTGGTGAGCCTACTGAAAATTTGTTTGATGAATCTACTGTGGAATCTGGAGGATATATCAATCCAGATAGCGGCGATTTTGTATCTAATAGCAATTGGACACTGTCCGATTATATCAAAGTTTCCGGATACTACATCAATCTTTCTGCCAAGTTAATTTATGTTTTTGGCGGCTGGGCGATGATTCACAATTTTTATGATAGCAATAAATCATGGCTTGGCGGCGAAAATACAACACAAGGCGTTGGTACATTAGGAGAAAGAAAATCAAAGTCTTATTCTATCTCTGGAGTGGCATATGTGCGCGTTTCATATCGTCCTGCCGTTTTTGACGATATAATGCTAGTCAAAGGCTCCACCGCTCCCACCTCATACATCCCATACGGCTATAAACTGCCGATGACGGTATCCGACGGAAATACAGCACAGACCGTCCCCGTCTACATCGGCGAAAATCAGCTTGACAGTGTTGAGGGCGTAGCTGATTATGTTGATAAGGCAAACGGTAAAATTGTTCGGATGATCGGTGAGTATACGTTTACGGGAGATGAAAGCTTCAACAAATATGGTAACTCTGACGTGTTTTACACATCTACGACCATTGATCCCGTGGGAATAACAACAGTCAATACAATTACGATGCGATGCAATCATCCCGCATTCACAGCTATCGAAAATAAAGATACGAGATATTGGCTTAATCCAGAAGCCGATGATATTTGTTGCTTTTTGCCTGGCGGTAGGTCACAGGTATTTTTACGTTCAACCTCAAATTTCGCAACAGCTGCAGAGTGCAAAGCATATCTGAAAGCTCAGTACGATAACGGCACACCCGTAAAGATAAGCTACTGGCTCAAAACGCCTATCGAGGAAGACCCGCCCGTTCCTCTCCCCGAAATCCCGACAATAGACGGAACTACGATAATCGACTACGACGGAGACCCGAAGCCGTCGCAGATGTATATTAAGTATAGGAGGTAACATATGGCATATAAGAAAAAAGGTATTGATATTTCTCGTTACCAGGGGACTCCTGACTTCACGAAAGTAAAAAATGAAGTTGACTTTGTTCTTGTGCAGGCGGGGTATGGCAAGTATTCTTCTCAGAAAGATATTTCTTTTACCTACAACATAGCCAACTGCAAAAAGAATAACATCCCTGTCGGAGTATACTGGTATTCCTATGCTCGGGCGGCTGAAAAACTACGAGAGTGAGGTGGATAAAAATGACATATGACGAGTTCGAGAAAAAGTACATCGGAAAAGCTGTCGACTATGATGGCGTAGCGGGGGTGCAGTGCGTTGACCTCGTCGATCAGTATCTTGATAACTGTTTCGGGATAACGGGCGTATGGTGCGACGGCGCGAAAGACCTGTACAACAATTTCGAGACATATCCTGCGCTTATCAAGGCGTTTGACCGCATTCCGAACACCCGTGATCTGATCGTACAGAAAGGCGATATTGTGATATGGGGTGGCGGATCGTGGGGTCATGTCGGCATCGGTAACGGTGAGGGAGATAAAGATTGGTTCTTCACCCTCGAAGAAAACACGCTCGGACAGCACGAGCCGACGCAGCTTGTCAAGCACCGTTTCGATAGCGACATAGCGAACCCGTGTCTCGGAGTTTTGCGACCGAAAACAATGTCGCCCACAAAAATAGTGATAAACGGCATTGATGTGTCTATGCACCAGGGTGAAATTGACTTTGCAAAGGTCAAAAAGGCGGGCGTGAAGTTCGTCATTATCCGCTGCAACAACTGGGACGATGTGAAAAACTGCGTTGTAAAAGACCCGTACTTTGAGCAAAACTATAAGAACGCCAAAGCCGCAGGGCTTGACGTGGGCGCATACTACTACACATGGAACACGACCGCAGGCGGCGCCATGGACGACGCGACACTGTGTATGAAATACCTTTCGGGGAAAAAGTTCGAGTACCCGATCTACTTTGATTTGGAGTGGCAGAAGGCATTCGCAAAGGGTAAGGCGACCTGTGACGCTATGGTTCGGGCGTTCTGCGGCAGGCTCGAAGACAACGGATATTTCGCAGGGCTGTACATCAGCCGCATACCGTTACAGACATATATCTCGCCCGATGTTGCAAGCTCCTATTCGCTGTGGATAGCGGAATACGGCACGAAATGCAACTATGGCGGTCTGTTCGGTATGTGGCAGTACAGTGATAAGGGCAGAGTCAGCGGCATTTCCGGCGACGTTGATACAGATATCTGCTACGAAGACTATCCTACACTCATAAAGAACGCAGGACTCAATGGCTATCCCAAGCCGAATCCGAATGTGCTCGACACAACGGGGTTCAAGAAGGGCGACAAGAACGACGGCGTCCTGGCCCTCAAGCAGCTGCTTATTATCGCTCACAATTTAGGCATTATTGTCCAAAAGGTTGATAATAACAACTCGTTCGGAGATGGAACAGAGAAAGCAGTTAATGAATATCTCAAAATACTTGGTAAAAATCAAAATGGAATAGCAGGGGCTAATTTCATTACAAACATCGGAACTAAAATAAAGGAGGCTGTTAAGAAATGAGCACACATACAATTCAGGATGAACTTACTCAGCTCGCAAATCATCTCGGCATTGATGTCTCTGGTTCGCACAACATCAAAGACGTTATCCGAAAAATGAATCAGGCAAAAGGAGGTAGCTCCAATGGACGAGGAATCGCTGATGCTGTACGTAATCTCAAGCAGACAACACCGTTCCCCATCGCCGACCCGCCGAGTGCATTCAGCATAGCCAATGTAACATTCACCCCTGCATTTGACGATGATATTTACAGCTACATAGGCGCTATAGACGGCGAAAATGAATCTGGAGCTCTCACATTCACTAAGGCTTCTGGCACTGACGTCACAATTACATTTAACGGCGACGAAGTAGAGACTGGTGATACACTCGAGTTTGTCAACGGAGCTAATGTTCTTGTGGCGACTATTACTCAGGAAGATGTTGCTCCCGTAACTTATACTGTAACCTTCCCCTTCCAGAGAGTTGCTAAGGACCTTACTGCTCTTGCTGTTACGAATGTTACACTCGACCCGACGTTTGACGGAACGGAATACGAGTATGAAGGCGCTGTATCTGCTGGCACAATCGGTGGCACGATTACATGGACTGCTGCCGAGAACAATACAGTAGTTGCGACATTTAACGGTGATGAAATCGAGGAGTATGGCACTGCTCTTGCGTTTGCGGACGGTGATAATAACATTACTATCCACGTTCAGAGAGAAGATTCAGAGGATAAGGTTTATACAATCGACTTTGAGTTCACAAGACCTTATGCTGCCGACCTCGGCACTCTTACTGCTAGCGGCCTTACACTTGATCCGACATTTGCAGCTTCAACATACTCCTATACGGCAACAGCTTCCGGCACAGAGGCTACTCTGACATGGACAGCTAATCCTTTCACGACCGTTGTTGGCGCTCTGAATACCGAGACAACAATTAAGTCTGGTACATCATTCGCGCTTGCAGAAGGAGCTAATACGGTAACTCTTACTGTATCTCGCAAAGGATATCGGGACAGAGTTTACACAATCACAATTCTCGTAGAGGAGAGTGAGAGCAATGAGTCAAATCCTTAAAGACTTAAACAAACTCGCAGCTAAGATGGGTGCTCCTGTTGTGGGCCGTAACATCTCCGAGCAGGTTCGAGCAATATCGACATACTATGATGGTACATCTCATGGGGCGAATATTGCCGAGAGAATAAACGAAGTAGCACACAGCAATATCGGCAGCGGTTCGGCAGTTCTGATTTCCAAAACAATAAATCAAAATGGAAATTATTCAGCTACGGATGATGAGGCAGATGGTTACTCCGATGTAAAGGTTAACGTCCAGCCGACACTCACCACTAAGAGCATTACCGCTAATGGTACATACAATGCCGCTTCTGATGAAGCTGACGGATATTCGAGTGTAAGTGTGAATGTACCTGGAATAGCAATGCCTGATTACATAAAAAACGGACTTCGGATATTTATTCAGCCGAATACAGTAGCATCAAGCTCTAACGTTCCCGTGATCGGCAAAGAAAGTGTATTTGAGATCGACGAGGACGAATCTCTCGATTTATCAAATGGTGCGACTATAAGTACGGTATTTAAAATTCCGTCAAATTACAATGCCGAAGCTTGGAATAAAATCCATGAGGTATTTATGTCTAACGGCTCAAGAATTATAACCGGAATACGTTATTATAACTCGGCGGTTCGAGTATTCTTAAACGGATATGTCGGTCGGACCGCTGATGAAGGTTGGGCAAGAGATGTCGCTGTGATTGAACCTGGGGCATATGTTCATGTTACGACTGTGTATTTATTTGATAATGCCAGAACAATAAAATTTTATATAAATGGCATTTTAGCATATACGGCGACAGGGGTCGGCAGCAGTACTTCGTATCTTAATAATGCGATTGTTAATCAGTTTAGTATATTGCAGTCTTGTTATACGGCCTCAGTTCTTTTAGGTGCGGACCGTCATCCGCCCAGTTCCACATATCTTGACTGCACACTTTACGACCGAATACTGACGGACCAGGAAGTTGCATCCAACTATAATGCGGCAGATACTGCTTATAATTTAAGTAGTTCATAATATTTTTTATTAACTGAAAGGAGTAAACTATTATGTTTGCAAAGAAGATTACCTACACTGATTTCTCTGGCGAGACCAGAACCGAGGAATTCCTGTTCAACATGTCGAAGACCGACATCGTTCAGTGGCAGTACAGCGTGAAGGGCGGCATCGACGCTCTTTTCAAGAAGGTTACTAACGAGGGAGACCAGCCCGCTCTTATCGCACTTCTCAAGGACCTTATTCACAGAGCTTATGGCGAAAGATCCGTAGATGGAAAGAAGTTTGAGAAGAGACGTAACGGCGTTGACCTTGCTGATGAATTCGAGCAGACGGCGGCTTACGATGTTCTGTTTATGGAACTTGTGCAGAGCGATACCGCAGCTTCCGAATTCCTCAATGGCATTATGCCTCCCGACCTCGTTGCTCAGATGAATGCGGCACCTAAGCTTCCCGACGGCAGCCTTGATATAAATGCCATTAAAGCTGCACATAAGTAAGCATGACGGATATAACTACGATACTGAAGAATTCTTTAGTATCGCTGAACAAGACGTAATACTCGAGCATTGTCTTCTGGCGATTTCCAGATGGGAAGCTATATGGAAAAAACCTTTCTTTGGCGAAAAAGAGAAGACACCTCGGGAACTTTATAGTTATTTTTCGTGCATGATAATGAATGATGCTGATAAAAACTTTGTTATTGGCTTATCGAAAGAACAAGTAGAGGCAATAGCCAATTATATCAAAGACGAACAAACAGCAACTACAATTACACACAAAAATCAGCCTGCAAAGTCAAATGAGGGCATGACATCAGAGCTTGTATATTATTACTTAACTCAGATTCCTGCCCCATTTGATATTTGCGAACGCTGGCATTTTTCACGCCTCGTTAAACTGTTGGAGATCGCTTCTATCAAGTCACAGCCTGAAAAGAAGATGACTCCTTCAGCCTGGGGCTCGAAACAGTCGGCATTAAATGCTGCGAGAAGGGCTGCTCGTGGTTCTTTAGGATAATTTCGTTTTCGACTTTCATATATAATGACGCTTGTAACATTGGAGGTGTTTTGGATGGTCACATTAAAAGTTCGAGGTCAAACTGGACGGACCGAAGCCTTTCTTCGAAAACATATGAAACTTGACATAGAAGATCTTGAACAATATGGAGTCCGTGGCGTTAATGCCCTTGCCGAAGCAACTCCAATGGATACAGGTGTTACTGCTGCTTCATGGGATTACGTTATAAGGAAAGAAGAGAATTACGAAGGTATAGTATGGGTTAATAACAACATTGTCGACGGAGATGTTAATATTGCAGCTATATTGCAGTACGGGCATGCCACTGGTAATGGAGGTTATGTTCCTGGCATTGATTACATAAATCCGGCTTTGAAAATGATATTTGAAGAAGTTACGGATGATGTTTGGAACAAAATTGCAGAAGAATCTGTTGAGAAGTTTGATAAATTCCTCGATACGTTTGCTGATACATATAGTGAGAAACTTGCTATGGCTGCATGGTCAATTAGCATGCCGCTCAATTTCATACCTGGTCTCAATAAGACAAATTTCGTACAAACATTCGGAAAGTCTGCTAACTATAAAGCTATGGATCCGAAAACACTCAAACTAACAACTGTTACAAGTCATAATAGCGATAAAATTAAGTCAGTTCTTAATGCCGATGTTAAAGCTTATGCGAAAAAAGCTGCTGCAAAAGCTAAAGCTACTATGAAAACAGATGCTAAAACATATACAAAAGATATTATTGCAAAAATTAAAAAAACTAAATAAGGAAGTGAATCCACATGGCTGACGTTATTGAAAATCGAGTTGTCGAACTTGGTTTTGATAATAAAAATTTCGAACAGAACGCAAGAACTTCTATAGCTACTTTAGGCAAGCTCGATGAGGCTTTACAGTTTAAAGGGGTTGCTAGTGGGTTCCGCTCAATTCAAAATGGATTAAGATACATAGATTTTAGTCCAATAACATCTAGCTTATCGAGTGTACAGCATGCGTTTACCAATATTGGTGCTGCCATAAAGGTAAATTTCTTCGATATGCTCGGCAATGAAGCTATTAGGTTAGGAAAATCAATAGTCGATAATACCCTTGGACAGATAAAGTCTGGAGGTTTATCTAGAGCTTTGAATATAGAACAGGCTCAATTTAAGGTAAAAGGTTTAAAAGGCGATTGGGATAAAATATACGAAGATATGGACTATGCAGTGTCTGGTACTGCATATGGTATAGACGAGGCTGCAAGTGCGGCTGCTCAGTTCTTGGCTTCTGGCGTACAGACTGGTGATAACATGAAAGCCGCGTTAAGAGGTATCTCGGGTATTGCGGCAATGGCCTCTGCCGATTATAGCAGTATAGCTGATATTTTCACAGCCGCTGCGGGTAAAGGCAAAGTTCAGGCAATGGAGTTACAGCGAATAGCGCTTCATGGTATAAATGCTACTGCTGAATTAGCGAAAGCTCTCGGCAAAACAGAAGAAGAAATTCGAGACATGGCATCCAAAGGCGAGATTGATTTCAATACCTTTGCCAAAGCCATGGACGACGCTTTCGGTGAACATGCTAAGGCCGCTAATGAAACATATACAGGATCGCTTTCCAACGTAAGAGCGGCTTTATCGAGAATAGGTGAAATTTGGTATGAGCCTTGGATACATGGTTTAATACCGATATTTAACGAACTTCGTTTGTCGATAGATAAGTTCAAGAATGCTCTTAAAAAGCCTTTAAATCAGTCTGGAGATACAATTGCGACACAGCTCAAGACTCTTATGGAAACTGGGTCTAAACTTGTTGTATTTGCGATTGATACTCTGAATCCTTGGCTTGATAAGTTACCTTATAAATTTGCGCCACTGCTTACGAAAATGAAAGAAATTACGGAAGGCGCTCAAAAGCTTTCTGATATTTTCGAGGCTTTCCATAAGCAGCAGAAAACAAAAGACCCTTTCGACCCTATTGAGCGAGCTGCCAAGAGGGCCAAAGATGAAATTCATAATATTACTGAACAGGAAAAGATAGCGGCTCAGTCCATAATGAACACTGGTAAATACAACAATTTTACCACATACAAAGAGTTCAAAGAAGCAGGATTGAGTTATCTTACTATAAAGAAATATATAAAAGAATTAAATAAAGAAAAAGAAAAAAATAAAGTTTTAACAAAAGAAGAACAAGAAGAACAGGAAAGGCTTGCAAAAATTACTGAAAAGTATTCGTTTGAGATAGGTGTTCTCAATAGACTTTATGATATTTTCGGTAAAGTTAGCAATACTGTTCATTTGGTATTTGAGAAACTTGCAAAAGTATTTGAAGTTGCTCAAAGTGCATGGCGACAGGTATTTCCTAAGGAAAACTTATCACTGCTTGAAACTATTATTGATTACATCACAAACATTATAAAGAAATTTGAAATTTCAGGAGAAAGAGCGGAATATTTGCGAAGGATATTTGTCGGCTTGTTTAGCGGACTCGAATTCGTTAAGACTCTATTTTCTGATATTTTAAAATTTGTCGAGCCGTTTTTGCGAGTTGCTGCAGCGGGACATCCGACATTCCTTAGTTGGTTGGCGGACCTCGGCGACTTTATAATGAAAATAAATAATGCTAGACAAGCGACCGGCAAATATCCTCCTCTGCTCCAATCGTTGCTTGATATGGGCGAAATGATATTTAGGACTATTCGTCTTGTATGGCAGAAACTTGTTAAAGTTCTTGGTGCGGTTAAGGAAGCATTCCAGGAAGTATGGGCTGAATTTAGACCTGAAAATTCTAGATTCCCAGATTTAATTACATCAACAACTGAATTGATAAGGAATTTCGTAATAGCGGGTCCTAGAGCGGAAGCATTGAAAACAATATTCAAAGGATTCTTTAGTGCACTACACGCAGGATTCGTTATTTTCAAGGAATTCAAAGAGTTTACTGAAAGCATATTTGCTTCTATATTCGGAACCGGGGAAGGCGATGAATCTAAAAACAAAGAACCTGTTATATTGCAGACCCTTGCAAAGTTCTCCGAATGGATTCACCAGTTATCTCTTGACATTAAAAAAGTTGCTGAAAATAGTAGTTTATTTGATGTTTTATATTTAATTTTCACAAGAATAAAAGATGCAATAAAGAATTTATTCACTGGCGATGGAGAAAAGAATTCAAACAAAGTAAAGGAGTTCTTTGACAGTCTCCACGAACACATAAAGTCGGGTATTGAGAAAGCCGTAGCATGGCTCAAGGAAAACAAGCCGATCGAATGGATATTTAGCCTGTTTGAAGATGTCGACCTTTCTGGTATATTCGGAGCAGTATTTGATTCAATAGGTAAATTCTTCCATTGGATTAGCGACGCTTTAAACGATGAGGATTCTCTGTTATCACGTTTCATTAGCACGATAACTGATATTTTCGGTTTGGTAGCTGACGTGATAAAGGACCAGATTCCAAACATCAACATGGTTCTCGACGATATTTTCGATTTTGTTCATAGGTTTTTCACTGAAAATCCAGACATGGCAGATAAAGCTGGAGAATTTATTATACAGTTAATGGATACTTTAATCACGGTTATGCAAGTTGCCTCCGAAACACTTGTCGCGATTAAGGACCCGTTAATCGAAGTATCAAAGATAATTGTCGAACTCTTGGGCGCTCTTGGAAACGTCCTTGATAAATGGCTGCAATATGCTGGTGATAATCCCGAGAAAACATATGGCGCGGTTGCATTCTTTGCTTTAATATGGATATTAAATAGAATAATGTCATTCCTTAAAACAACGGAGCTTGTTACTTTTAGTTTTGCATTGCGAAGAATATATAATTCGATCTCGATGTTTTTCAGCAATTTTTCCACCCTTGCATATAGAGCATCTCAGCTTATGTGGGCAAAAGAACTTTCAACGATTGCGACTGCCATTCTTAAAGTCGCTGTTGCTCTTGCTATTATAGGCGCTGTTATAGGTTATCATAATGATAAATATAGCGGTTTAAATGCTGGTATAGGAATGTTGGTTGTAGCGATAGTAGCTATTTATGGTTTTCTTGCTATAGTTGATCCTATGAAAGAAGTAATGGAACTGGGAGCACTTAAATTAGTAGGAATTTCCATAGCTTTAACATACATATCTAGTGCGATTCTTGTTTTAGCAATAGCTTTCAGCATGATAATGTCAATAATCAAAAGAGCCAAATGGTGGCAGACTGTGCTCGCTATAGTTTCTTTTGTTATACTAATAGGTTCATTTGTTGCCATTCTAAATGAACTAATGCTTTTATTACCAGCTATAAAAGCGCTGCAGATAGTTCCAATACTCGTGCTAGGAGCATTCTTAGTTTTATTTTCCGCTGCAATATTGTTACTCGTTGTTGGTATGAATATGCTTTTAACCAACGTACGTTTACTATATAATGCGACCGGAAAAGATGCTAGTGGAACTATGCTCATGGTTGCTGGAGTAGCAGGCGTTATATTGCTTACAATATTTGCTATGATGGCTTTGATGAAGGAAATAGCGTTAATAAAAGTGATTCCATGGGGTGGCCTAGTATCAATGGTTGTTCTTGCTGGTATATTTATATCAGTTATAAATTCAATTTCATTGATTCTGGTAGCAATACAAACTGCGAAAGTCGGATGGAAAACTGCAGGTATAGTAGGAGCTATGCTTGTAGCTGCAGCATTGATATTTGTTGGTGCTATAGCCGCGATACCTTATATAATAGCTCTTGCTCAAGGCTTGGCAGTTGTACCTACTTCACAGTTGATAGTAGCCTTTGCTGCTTTAGTAATTATCATAAAACTTATTTCTTCGACAATGAATGAGTTTGCATTAGTTGCTATCGCTACAAAGATAATTACCAAAAATGAAATCGGTGCAATGTTTGCTATATTTGGAGCAGTGGTTGGATTATTATTTGTGGCGTATGGAGCTGTGGCTGCCATTGGCGCTATTGCGAATACTGCGTTCATGGCTAATCCTAATGGCGGAGCAGTTTTAATAGCGGTTCTTGCAACGTTTTATCTATTAGTTGATGCAATGAAAACAATGGCTAAGGTTGCTGTAATGATGCAAGATGTTGGCGGTATGGATATCATTGCGATGGGTGATATTTTCTGGAGTGTTGTTCTGTTATTTGGAGCTGCCATAGGGGCTGTAGCAGCATTAACATTCTTAAGCAAAAAGAATTTACTTAGTGGTAAACTCGGAATTATACTTGGTATAGCAGCTGTTACATTATTCTTTAAGAATATGATGCTTTGTGTCACCGAAATGGTAGGCTTAGCTTTACTTCTTTCAAAAAATAATATATCACAGAAAACAGTCGATATGGCTGTTAGTATTCTTGATAGACTTGTTGTAATGGCTGAATGGCTTGTTGCTATAATTGTAGTAATAGGTGCCGTTTTAGGCATCACTGCCAACACAGGTACGTTAGGCGCAAGTCTTGCTATAGGAATAGGCTTGATGGCCGGTGCTATTATAATAGCATGTTATTGCATAATGTTGCTCGCAAAAGCTATTGCATCCTTGGGTGAGGTAATGCTTAAATATGCTAAGGTATGGCCCGAGATAAAAGAAAACTTATGGGATATGCTTGACGATCTTCCTGATTACGTACAGAAGTTCATAGAAAATGCATGCAAAGCAATAATTCTTGGTATACCAGCTATACTCGGTACTATTTATATTGTGTTTATAGCTATAAATGCATTCTTAGCACTAATAGCCCCCGCACAAGCAGCTATGTGGTTACTTAGCATAAATGCCATGCTCGATGTTATACTTATAGGCGCTGACGCTATTATAATAAAGTTATTCATTCTTCTTGATATTTTACTTTGGGCTCTTGACTCTCAAGCTGAAATAATAGGTTATGAAATAACTATGATAGTTGTCAAGGCTTTATTCGGAGCAGTCGAAGCTCTTGCTGATTTCTTTAGCGATTTTGGCAATTCAATGAGTGAGGATTTCTGGGACGCATATAATGATTCTTGGCTTGGCGCAGCTTCGGAATGGCTATCAGATTTCTTCCTTTGGTGTGAAGAAGTTGCAAAGACGATAAAAAATGGAGAATTATTTACAGGTCTTATTGAAGAGGATCCTGATAAAGTAAAAAGTTGGGCCGAGGAACACACCAATGCCTTGTTTACCAGCGATGATAAAAAATATACAGCAAAATCACAGCTTACAATTCGTAGCAAAGACGACTACATGAAAGACGTTAACAAAGGCGTTTCCGAAGCTCGAAAAATTTATCAAGATATAAAGGATGAAAATGAAGAAACAGAACGCACGTTTAGCCTGAATCAGCAAGCATATGACGCACGCGTTAAACGAGCTAAAGAAGAACTTGGCGATACTGGCGATGATATTGGCGAAAAACTTTTGGAACGCGGTGCTGTTACGGAAGAATCTATGACCATGTATAATGACATGAAGAATGCTTCCGAAAAAGCCAAAGATGCATGGAAAAGCAGCGGCGATTCCGAAGCAGATTCATATCTTTCCGGATGGATTGATAAACTTAAGAGTCCTGGCGGATTACAGAATCTTACAGATACGGTTACAGGTTTCTTAAGTGATAAGTTAACATTGGACAATTTTACATCAATAGGTAATAATTGGGGAACTATGTTATCTGATGGCATGAAGGAAGGGTTTAATGTTGAAAACGTTATGAACCAGTTAATGCCTAACTCATCCGATATACTTGGCAGTGCTGATTTTTCCTCTTTCATGAATATGGACTGGGCTAAAACCGCCGGTTTTGATCCAAATAATAAAGACATGAAGAAAACCCTTGGCAAAACGAACTTCGATTTTCAAAAATATGGCGATGAAGTTGACTGGAGCGATCCTAATTCTATTCTAAGTATGTACGGCGCTGATAATGTTACAAGTCTTGATGGAAATAACTTCCAAGCGCTGTGGAATAGTAATTACGGAGACCTGAATCAAAATGTTGAAGTGAATGCTGTTGATCCCCAGATAGAAATGCTTATTGAAAACCTTAAGGTGGCTAATGAGAGAATCGACGAACTGAACAAGAAAGTCGAATCCTCCATTATATTGCCAAAGGATGCTAAGATAAACATAACAACCGAAATCGACGGCGATAAGCTTGCGTCTAAGACATACGCAGCCACAAATATACTTAGCAACGAAGACCTGGCACTTCAAAGAGCTGGTGTATCTACTGGCGGTACCACTAAGACAAAGAAAGCTTATTGGGGAAGATGATATTTAAGGCCCTGGATTATTCTGGGGCCTATTATTTTTAAAGGAGGTAATACTAAATGGGATGGTTACCACCTGGTTTGCAAATTGATGATAATTATAGGTATCTGAGCATAACATATAATGGAACTTCTACTACGTCTCTGCAAATGGGGCTAATCATGTCTGGTAATACTCCTTTATCATGGAAGAATCCAAGGCGCGCTAGTATGGAAATTCCTTATATGAACGGTACAGTCGATTTGAGCTGGCAACATGGCTCTCTGCTATTCGAAGATAGAGAACTAACATATGCATTTGCTAGTTATATTCCTAGATACGAAAGCGATAGTTTGAGCGACGTAAATCGCCGATGTGATGTACAAGAAGAATCGATACGATATTGGCTTGAGCATTCGGATAATGGATATCTTTACGATTCTGGCGCTGGTACTTATTATAATTTTAAACCCACAGGTATAAAAGTTGAAAAGTCTTTCTCGCAAGATTTTTGGATTATGGCGGTTGAGTTAAAATTCAAGGTAAGTCCTACCATGACACCAAATCGTAGTACATATCCTGCCGCAGCTGATATTAAAACCGCTCTCGAAGTGCTTGAAGATGGAAGTGAAGTTTTCAAAGGTAGAAGTTTTTCATTCAATTTAAAAGATGCATATGAAGATTTTAAACTTTATATTTCAGGAAAAACGCATTTGGCACCTCCTCAAATAAAGTATATTGAAAAGGAAATGCCCTATGTCGATGGTACATATAATTTAGGTAAGTATTATGGAGATACTGTATTTGAACTTGATGCATATTTCTTCTTGGAAAACGAAGGAAGTAGAAATGAAATGAATTCAAAATGTCAAGCGGCTGTCGAAAATGTTGTTGACTGGATATATAGTGCGGTTACTACAGATACGTATAATGGTATATCTATGCGAGGATGCACGACATTTAACGATAGTGCTATGGGTACATTTCATTTGGCCAGATGTACAGGTATGAATATATCTAAGATGATATATGAACCGCTATGGATAATAGTATACCAGATGCAGTTCACAACATATCCGAGACTTCAATAGGTGGTGATATTTATGAGTTTGAATATAAGTTTCTTAGACCCAGCTCGAGGTTTCTATGCCGGTGTATCAGAATCTCAATTATTCGGCGTTGAAACATCCTTTGAGCAGGGCTCCATACACGGTCTTAAATTTTCAAGTATTATTGATAAGTGTTCTTATATAGAAGGCGGTATATCGCATACAGATGCATATTCCAATGCAGTCCATGCGTCCAGAACTCTTGTCACCATGTCTGAAGGCGGAACTACAGTATTTGCTGGACGAGTGTTTTCAATCGGTAAGGGTTTAGATGTAACTGGTTCTGTTAAATTCTGCTGCGAAGATTGTAGAGGGTTTTTAAGAGAATCGTTTATATGGTATTCCAAAGACCCCGACTATGACTATGAAGAAGAGGAAGAAGAAAATAATAGTAACGAATCATCTGACCGATATCGAGCACTCGCAGGAGATGATGTGGCAGATCTTATATCAGAGCTCATTGCTAACCATAATGCTTTTATGAGGCTCACATATGGACAAAATTATCCTGGCGGAATTATATCGGGCGTTACCGGCATAGCCCAAGGAGCAACGTTGAACAATGACCTTTCTCTCGATGGGGTATCAACATATAATGCATTTGAACAGATATTTGCAGACCAAGGTCTCGAATGGGATTTAGGCTTTCCACTGCAGTTAGGTATAGCTATTCGCTGCTCTCCAAGATTCACAGATGGAGGCGGCAATATATCTACAGGTATAAATCTTAAGTCGTTAACAAAAACGGAAAATGCAGATGAAATGTTTACTGCGATATTGCCGTTGGGTGGTTATGGCTACAATGGAAGGCGTTTAACACTCACGAATCATGATTTTAATGAGGGTCTTTCGCATATATCTATCGATCCAAATGGCATAGATGAAATAGTTCAGGTATGGGATCCATCAAAAAGCGAATGGGTTGATTCCCCAGATGGTGAAAGAGAAAACATCATTGCGATAAATGAAACTCTATACGCTCATTATGGATTAAGGATAAAAGCTGTCACGTATGATGATATTTGCTGCGATTCAGACGAAGATGAAGAAATAGCATTCATGCGACAACTACTCGTCGAAGAGGCTAAAACCGATGCCGAACTTCTTAATAGCGATATAATTGAGTGGTCATGTGATGCTGCTGATTTATCGGCAATAGGATTAGGAGCTTCATTTAAACTTTATGGTATGTATAATATATCAGATAGAATAAATGGAATAACCGCTACGAATTGCAGAATGATAAAGGTTACAAAGAATTATGACGATCCATCTAAATCAACATGTTCTTTTGAAATGCCGACTTCTCTTTTGGAGTGATATTTATGAGTGTATACATATCGAATGATGAACGTCTAAATTTAATTGATAATAAAGGAAAAAACAGCATAAACGTACGCCTAGACAATTTGATATTTCACAGTGTAACAGCGAATGATTTTCAAAACAACATCCTACCGAAGGAGACAAACAATTCACATCATGTATATTTTGTTCATTCGCAGTCGGAAATACAGCTATGGAAAGGAAATATACGTATACCGTTCGGAGGAGAAGGCGAAACGTGGACTGTAGGAGTTATAAATGTTAATTCATTAAATCAATAAGGAGGTGATATTTATGGCGTCGCCAAATGATATTAACACACGCATGTCTAAGATTTCAAAAAGTTTTCAAACATCTTTGAACAAACGTCTCGACAAGATGAGCTTCAAAGACCAGTCTGGCGAAGAATACGAAGAAAAAGCAGGTATACATCCTGATAAATACGTATATTTTGTCCAGCGAGATGAAGATACTATTGAACTTTGGAAGGGTGATATCCAGATAAGCGGTCAGGGCGGGGATTGGGAAGTCGTGAATGCTCTTTTACTTGAGAGTTCCGCGGTTACCCAAATCACAGGAGGGGCAAATGGTGAAACATTTAGGACCACTGGTAGCGGCGATAATGATACAACCATAGATACACCTACTTACGGACAGCGAACAGGTCAATTCACCCTTACCACAAGAGGTCGTCAGGAGGGGCAAAACTGGGTTACTCAGAACGCCCCTTCTAATGACTTCTATATTTTGTATAACTATCAAATAGCAGCGGCCTCAAGCAGACAGAATCCTTATATTTCTTCGGATGAGAATTCAGTAACTCGATATCCGATGTATGTTCTTGATATTATTCGAGGAAATGTAAGAGAAACTATAACTTTGAAGGTGTTTCAGTTAGCTTGTCATACAAGTTGGATGCCACAATGGACATCTGGCACATCATACGTTGATTTTCCGATGCATGATACATATGATGAAGTATATCAATATGCATATTTACAATACTGTGTTAAACTAAGAACCGCAATATATGTTGAACGGACTATTGAAGGCGGTGGTACAACACATGGTTACTATTTCTCAAATAATTTATCACCAACAAGAGGTGTAAAACCGATTCTGAGTCTTAATGTTGCAAATATTCATTATGATTCAAATCTTGATATGGTTGTTGGAACGCCTTATATTTTTCAGGAATATTCGAAGGCTGATAGTTGTTGCGGACAGCTCGGTTTGCGAAGGGATTTGGAAACTGGCGCTTCCTTAGGTGAACCGTTAGTTATATTTAATGTAAACCATCCGCAGAATTATGCAAATGAGTTTATTATGTATAAAATATTGAAAGGGGAGAGTATAACATGATTCACGTCACAAACGATTGGATATTGAAACCTCTTCCTAACGCTGACGTACAGCCATTGACTAATTATGTAAATGCAATAAGTTGCGAATGTTTTGAACCGCTTGTTGATTTGAGCTCCAATTATACTTCTCCTGGAACACCTAAATATATTGAAAGTTCTACAGGAATAATTCTTCCGGTATATCAACCAGATCCGGCAGACGTTCAATATCATTGGGGAATGGACACAGTACAATGGCACTATTTTGCTGCGGGCACAGACACGGCACAGCACAGAGGGTGTCGCGGTCGATATGATTCAAGAGGAGTGCCAACAACACAACAAAATCTTGGATACACCGATAGATATGTTGATTCTAAAAATTACGAAAGAAAATACAATGTTGCATTTGGCTCGTCATTATATGGGTCAATTAAACCTGTAGAATTTAAGTTTTTTGATCCCGCAACAAAAACATATAAGTTATTACATCTTAGATATACACAAGAATACAAACGGTATCTCGATGGTTCAACAGTTAATAAACGAAATTATCCTTATAGATACAGTTATTTTTGGGAAGATGACGACGATAATAGAACTTATATTTTTGAATCTCAGCATTTTAATATTGTTGATGGCGAAAGTTATCCTCAATCTGGAGATGCATTTCTAAACAAACCAATGTATATTTATCTATATACTGATATAGGGTTTGATATAATAAATGAAAAATGGGTTGGTCTGCTAAATTTGTTTTTACATATTGCGATCAACACGAATGGATACTACGCATACATGAATGGCGATACCCTAGTAACGGACTATTCAGCTTGGCGGATAATGCCTATATTATGTGAGCGTTCACAAATGGGCCCATTCACATCTATAAGCCAGACATCATATGCGGATGCCGTTGGAGTATATTCAGGGCTGATTCCGTTCTATTCTCGAGCATTTGAACTTGAGGACTTTGAACCTGATATTCAGAACATAACGCTCCCTATGACTAAAATAGGCTGCTATGGACCTAACACAAGAATAAGCCCTTGATTTATTCAGGGGTTTTATTTTTTTTGCATTCGCGTAATTTTCAGAGGTTAATTGAAGGTAACTAAACCATTTAACATTTTTAGGAGGTAATCTTATGAAAACATTCACTAAACAGTATTTTATTGGCTGGACGGTAGTTAATGTTATTTTCTGGATACTTTATCTGAATTCTGAGAAGTTCAGAAAAAAGTATTGGGGATTTTGCATGAAACTGACAGGCAAAGGCATTGAGGTACTTGACAAGATTGAGCAAAAGATACGAAAAAAGTAAACGGATAATTACCAGAAACAAGGAGTTCTTCGGAGCTCCTGAGTTTTTATTCGCGAAAATTTCCTAGCTATAATAGGAGGTGATATTTATGAAAGATATATCTAACGAGATAATTGACTTATTAGACTCGGTTCAGGTATTTCATCATATTTCAGTATCTGCAGCTTTATTAGGTGCAAACGAATATGTAAAGAAGTCAGATGAGGAAATGATAAAAATACTGGACATGCTAAGGTCTCTTGTCAAAGAATCTTTCGATGAATAACCCAAACGACAAGGAGTTCTTCGGAGCTCCTTTAGTTTTTAACGGCCAAAACTGTGAGTTATATTCGCGAAAATTTCAGGGCTATAGTGAAAGGAGGTGTAAATCTATGAAATTTATTATTGGTTTAACCGTAGGCCTTGCAATCGGCATTGGTTTAACGGCTACAGCAGGAATTGTAGATTTATTCTAACGGGCACAAGGAGTTCTTCGGAGCTCCTTACATTTTTGTATTTTACGGAGGTATACAACATGAAAAACAAAGTTTATACATTTCAGTTTTATTTTGTCGACCCAGAGACTTCGGCATATGACGAAACTGAGTTCTGCGCTGAGACAGAAAGCGAAGCGGTAAAGCTGTTCAAGCAATTTTGCATGGACGAATTTGGCATTATATTGCCTGCTAGCATGGCGGTTGTATATAATGAGGAAGACGCACTGGAATATGGCGACCGTTACGGCACGCCCGACGAGTTAATGAAAAGAGGTGATGAAAAATGACAAACTTAAGAGCATTTCGTATGGCACTTGGTCTAACGATGAGCGAAGTTGCCGAACTTATCGAGTATTCCGAGCAGTCGGTATCGATGGCCGAGCGTGATATTGGCTGTCCTGGTTGCAGAGATGCCGAATCGAAGTTTCTGAATCTTGTATATGTTGCACTGATACCGTCAGAGCGTCATGCGGTATGCGAGATTCAGAAAGCACTCAGGAAACGCGATGAGTGCAAGGACATATTCAGAAGCAAGGCACAGGGTAGTATTAAGACTGCCAAAGCGGAATAACAGAAGAGATTCTTATTTTTATCGGAGGTACTATTATGTTTAAGAGACTGAAAAACTTTTTAAAGAGAATCGGAGCAGCATTCAAGGAACTTATATTCGGAACTGATGCTGACACACAGCCTAAGGAAACTACCAGCTATGAGGAAGTCGAGTATGACGAGAAAGGCGAAGTAAAGAAGATCAAGAAGATCGAGGTTGTTAACACAAACCCTTCGTTCAAGGATATTTGCAAGAAGCTCTGGAACAACATCAAGCAGTGGACTTATGATTTTGTGTCTGACCCGTTACCCAAGATCAGAACAATTATTGCAGCGTTCTCTGTCGGAGGGGTTATATCCATGATGCTTAATAATATAAAGCAGGTGCAGTCCATAACGGATAGATTCCACGCTAACCGCATGGAAGGACGCCGAGTATATGATAATCGTACGATGCAGTGGTATACGCTTAAGAGACGCATGACACCCAAGGAATCTAAGTATATGATGCTCCAGCGCGAGAGAGGTAGATTCATGGGTGATATTCTCGGAGAACTCGGTTTAATATGAGGAGGTATAACAATGAATTTGTTAAACGTAATTAAAGTTGGTGCCGCAGCGGTTAAGGCGTTCACTGTAACGAACGCTCCGCTTATAGGCATTGCGTGTATGTGCGGCGCAGCAATAGGCACGGCAGTCATCGCATGGCATGATTCGCGTAAGGCGCTTAAGAAGGTCGAAGCTGCTACTCAGGAAAAGGGAGAAGAACTCACAAAGACCGAAAAGCTCAAAGTGTCCGCTAAAGAGATTATTGCAGTAGTAGTGAGCGTTCTTCTGACATGTGGATGTGGCATAGCGAGTTATAAAATACAGAGTATTAGACTCGCGGAAGCAACAACAGTTATAAATTCTCTGTTAACAGTTAATCGTACGCTCAATGACGAACTCGAGGAGGTACGAAAGCAATCGCCAGAGATATATAACAAAGCTGTTAACATGGTTGCTGATAGAAGATTGCTCCCTGGTAGTTGCCCTGGATATAAGACAGAACCTGGTTGGCTTCAGCAGGATTTCTTCTATGATCCCATCCTCAATTTCTCGTGGACGGATAGCGTTGAGCATGTGATGGCGTGTATCGATGAGTTCAGAACACGTTATATTGAGGATGATGGTGGAACAATTGGAGACTTCTATGATATTCTCAGACAGAATCCCGAATCAGAAGCTAAGGATATGCTTGCTTGGTATCCGACTTGTGCTGACGAGGGTGATGCTCCTAAGTTCACGCTTACTCCGCATGAAATAGAGCGTGAAGATGGCGGACACTATACAAGATACGTCATCCATTATAACCCGAGCAACTTTGCATATCCGTTCGCAACATCTTATCGCCCGATGTTCGACAGATACGATAATGACCCGTTTGTGAAGGTCGATGAGAATGATATTTTGCTTTCGGAGCAGGCAGGTACTTTGGAAGAGTATATGGAATAATTCGTATATTTTTCAGAGATATAGTGAAAGGAGTGGTTTGATATGATTTATATCAAAGACAAGGCACAGTATGAACAGATGACAAGGTTCATAGCAAGTCAGCGTTACAAGCTTGACTTTACAGTGACAAATGAGCAAGATAAAAAGGACATTCTTGCGAGCATTGAACGTGCAGAGGCCATAATAGACCGCATAACAGTGGAAGTTGATGAGAATTCATCGGCATTAACAAAGCCCACAACGATAATCGAAATGATTGCAACAATTGGTGAGGCTGCCGGAAAAATTCTCGCACCCGTAGCGGTAGTTGTGGCAGCTGTCGTGAGTGCTAACGCGAGCATGGAAGTTGCAAAGTCACGTAAGGAAGAGCTCAGAATGGTGATGAACTATGAACGCGAGCATGATGATTTCATAGCTGGCCATGAGTTTGACGTGATCAACAAAATTCACAAATGACAAACAATAAGGAGTTCTTCGGAGCTCCTTTAGTTTTTATTCGCGAAAATTTCAGAGATATAGTGAGGCAGAGATGCCAAAAATATTTTTATAGGAGGTTATTCTTATGAGTAACGAGAAAAAGAACACAGCAGGTAATCAGGGACAGCTTGACAACACTAATGTCAATCCCGACACCACTAACAACGCAGGAGCAACAGCGCCTGAGGCCGCACAGGCACCGGCAGCGCCGGCATTGCCTTGGTATCAGCGTACTCCTGTCATCAGAAAGCTCTTCGAGCCGGTAACACCTATCGAAGTGATTGCGAAAGTTGCAGCCGTAACAGGCATAGCAGCAGTAGCATTCTCTATCGGTAAGCGTGTTGGCGAGTCGAATTGCTCCGATGACTGGGACGATGATGACTATGACAATGATTCTGATAGCGGATCAAGTTTTGAAGCGAGCGTAGTGGACGATTGATTAGAACAAGCACTACTGAAGCTGGAAATCGTACAAAGGAAACCAACAGGAATATTTAAAAGTCTTAAGGGGCTCTTCGGAGCTCCTTTTTATTTTTAATTATATTTTGCAGGAGGTAATCTATCATGACGAACTTTATGGTATTATGCATATGCAGCACGGCTATTATTATAACTGCGGGTATTTTTGTGTATAAGATGTGCAAACTTGTGAATGAATAACGGAGGTACAATTATGTTTAAGAAAATATGGAGTAAGATTAAGTCCGCGGGCAAGTGGATCGTTGAGAAGATAAAGGCTGCTGGACGTAAGGTTAAGAACTTCATTACGGAGCATCCTGAGGAGATTAAGACTGCAGTTAAGGTTGCAGGAGCGGCTGTATTCGTGATGGGTTTCGTCAAGGGATTCTCCAATAGCATTAAGGACTATACGCCGCCTACACGTGAGGAAAAGCTCATGGACGATGCGAACGATATGCTTAGGCATGCTCGCTTTGAAGACGACCCCGAAAAGGCTCAGGTATATTTACGCAACGCCGAGATACTTGAGCGTATGTCTCGCAAGGAAAAAGCAGCTCATGCTGAAGAAGAGATTAAGAAAGCATGGAATGTCTATGAAAAATATAAGGACATAGATGCTGCAGGTGCGACACACATCTATGCGGATACCGAGAATCCTTTAAATGCATGGGATGATAACACAGCACTCCATGGTCATATGTATGAGTTTTCAAAGGGATATTGGGCGCATTTCGAGCCCGCTTTGGAAGAAAATAATGAATTCTCGGTTGGAAACATTGTAAGTCTCGGCGATAATCTTAATGCTCTTGATGGCATAGATGATTCGTGCAAAATAGATGATATTTTCATGATAATCGAGAAGAAGGAGGGAGACAATGGCTGATGTTGTTGAAGTTGACTTCGACCCGGTGGAGGAATCCAAAAAACCGTCTGCGATAGTCAGCGCACGAAAAGAACATAAAACATTATGGCAGCGCATAACATCTGCGATATTTGTTGCGGGTCCTAAGGATATAAAGGATGCGTTAATTGATGATGTTATAATACCTGCCATCAAAGATACATTTGCTAACTCGGTGTATCGTTTGGTTGATGTTGCTGTGTATGGTCGTGACTCCAGGGTTTCTAGGCGTCACAGAGGCCATAATGGAGTTAGAACTGTTAATTCTCGTAATGAGGTAATAGATTATAACAAACAGTCTACGTCGAAGCGTGAGCGTACAACAACGGGTTCGTCATATGACTTTGAGAATGTTATATTCAATACTACCGAAGAGGCAGACGAGGTTCTTAAGGACCTTATAGATACTCTCAACGAGTATGGAGAAGTAACAGTTTATTATTTTTACGAACGTTGCGGCATAACTGCCGAGTTCACCGATCAGAATTGGGGATGGAAGTCTCTTAATAGTACAGGAAGACGCTTCTTTCCCGATGGGGTATCCCTGGATTTGCCGAAACCTATATGGCTAAAATAAGGAGGAATTATAATGGATAATCTTGCTAGAGAACACAAGGCTAAGGAGATAAAGCTCAATGATATTGAGGGCAGACGTGTGGAGTTCATTAACCTGAGCAAAGAACGTCCCGGCAATTGGCAGTACGTTGATGTTGATAAGCTTGAGGCACGAATTCGGGCTGAGGAAACTGCAAAGTGGGTTGAAATCAGGAGACGCGAACGCGCAGCAAAGAAGCTCCGTAAAGAAGCATTCTGGTCAACTATAATGGCGACACTCGCTATTCGCATACTTGGTTTAATTGTGCTTGTCGGCGGAACATCATTAGCATTATATTTTCACGTTGGCGAGGTTGTCTTTGCTGCATGGCCTATAGGCACATTATTCGTTTTATGCCCTGGGCATAATAGTATTGATGAAAACATCAAAAAGTATATTGAACATAAACACAAGGAGGAAAAACATTATGTTCGAAAAGATTAAAATTGGAGCTGCAGCTGTTAAGGCATTTGGTCTTGCACATGCTCCTGTTGCACTGTTCGTTGGTGGCATTATATTAGTTGGTGCCGCGATAGTTGAGACCATCAAGACTTCCACAGATGCCGATAAGATTGCCGAAATTGAGCATGCTGTTGAGGAGCTTGAAGAGGTGAATTCTGCTCTTACTGTGGAGGATATAACTCCTGAGGAGAGAAAGCATTGCAAGAAGCTCAAGAAGACAGCTACTGTCAGAGTCGCAAAGAGCGCTGGCAAAGCATATTTCAAACCTATTATTCTGATAATGACGGCTATTATATTCCTTATCTGTGGATTCTGGTGGCAATCTCAGAGACTTGCAGCAGCGGCTGCGGCAGCCACGGCATCTGCTACAGCCCTTAATACAGTTAACAGAAACATAAGAACGTTCTACGGCGAAGATGGTGATGCTGCTGTGAGGGCATTTAATGACCCTAACTTTGACCCTTCAAAAGTTAAGAAGACAGCCATAGATGACCTCGGAAACACTAAGGAAGTCGATGCTTGGAGATCGTACAAGCCTGGCAAGATTTCCATACCTGATGTTAACTCCTGGCGATTCGAGTTTGCACGTGAAAACGTAAATCCCGAATGCTGGTACGATGATATTATAGACCGGCTCGAGTTCATTCAGATGAGACAGTCATTTCTCAATGAGAAGCTTAAATACTGCCCCAAAAATGGTGGTATAACAGTTAATGAAGCTCTTGATGAACTTGGTCTCGGCTGCCTCAAGACAAAGGCTGGTCATGTATCTGGTTGGAAGAAGGGTGACGTTATAGATTTCGGCATAAATGATATTCTTAGTGATTACCTCTTTGCAACGACTGCACGTTCGGTTCAGGATATCGAAGAGGATGTAGACTATAACGGCGGTTCTATAACTCTCATATTCAACCCCAGAGGTTATATTCTCGACGACATGTTCGCAGCATAAGGAGGATAACATGATATTTAAAGTAATCGGGGGCGTCGTGTGTGGCGCCCTTGGTTTCTTTATTGGCTGGAAAGTGCGCGCTAAAAAAGCTAATAAAGAAGTCCAGAACGTACTCGACCGTATGTCAGATGAAGTATCTAAATGCAAGATAGAGCTCGAATCATATCATGATCTCTTTGTTACGTCGTCTCCCGAGAACGCAACAGAACGCGAAAAGATTTGGCGGCAGGTCGCTGAAGATCTTAAGAAAGGTCGCAAACAGGTTGCTGAGGAGAAGTCCAATCCTCCCACCGAGGATAAAAAAGATGATTATTCTTCTTTGAAATATAATAGACCTCCTGAGGAATTCACCGATTACAGAGGCATCCTCACTAAGAATTCCTATGCGGGTGATCTTGAGGACGAGGACCATCCTATAATCAGAAAGACGGCATCGAATGGTATATACGAAATCGAGGAATGGGAATATCGCGAGTCCCAGGAATTCGAGCTTCGTGACTTATATTATTACGAGATGTCGTCTGATGTATATGACACTGAAGAAAACATGCTTGACCCTGCGGAGATACCTTTATATTTGGGATATTCACAGGAGGACCTCGCAATAAGATTCCTGCATGACGATGAGCCTCAGGCTATTTATGTTAGGAATCCCGACCATCAGCTTATATATTGTGTTTATGTATGCCAGGGAGTTGGTCCCGAATGAAAGAACACAATATAATTCCTGATGCGCGTGAGAAAGTAATTGTCAACTATTTCATAAATGGCAAACTCATATCTGAGTTATGGACAGTTGAGAATTTATGGTTATATTTCAAAGAGGCATTTTACACAGGCAACGACCCGTTCGATTTGATGCATATAACTCAAAACGAGTTCGCATTAGGTCGAGCTGAGGTCTATGGCCTGCATTCTGAGAGGAGAAAGAAACTTGGTCGCATTTGAGATTTTAATGGTTATATTTTTAATAATCTGTGTTGTTAGTATTTTTACTTGCATTATATTAACAATGAGAGTGTACTTCGAGCATATAAAGATGAAAAAGGAACTTGAAGATGAGATAAAACACATAAGAAAGGAACGAGACGTATGCTTAGAGCTACTTCGAAGAAAGGGGGATACACCCCATGGCTCTTAAAAGAAATAGGTGCGACTAATAGTGATTATTTATTTTTGTCTAATTGTCTTAATAATATAACTTACTATTGGACGATAGCCGACGATAAAAACAGAGCAACAGATGCATTAGATCTTCGAGACCGTTATATTGACGATCATGGCGAGGGTATTATATCCGAACTGCCAGAGTCACCAACGGTCTTGGAAGTTCTATGCGCATTGGCAGAGCGAGCAGATATGATAATGGCGGGTGACGCTCCTTATACATGGCTCGTTATGTTTTACGAAAACTTTGGATTTGGATTCCTAACTAACGATAATTGGACCGAGGATGGCAAACAATTCGTTATATCCACAATCCGTAAGTGGCTTGACAGGCGATTCAGTCATAATGGTTCTGGGTCGCCTTTTAGGTCATCCAAGCACGACTTAACAAAAATATCTATATGGAACTCTATGCAGTGGCATTTTGCAGACGAGTTCGGGGAGGATCACATATGAACGTAAATGATGAGATTGATATTTCGCTTGACCACATTGTGAAGCTGTACAAAATGTACGGGCATGACAAACTTTGCGTTATATCCATGGAAGAATGCGCTGAATTACAGCAGGCAATAAGCAAGTATATTCGCGGAGATAATGACTTGACGAATATTACTGAGGAGATGGCGCATGTTTTAATCTGTATCGATTCGTTATCTCATATGTTGGGGATACCGAAATATAAGATACAGTCAGAGATAGATAAAAAATATGCACAGTTCGAGGAGGAGTAACTATGAAATGCCGTATACCGACACCGCTCGAGAAACAGGCATCTGACAGAAAGAAAGGACGCGAGTTAATAAAACAGCTTCGCGAAAACGGATTGACAGACAAAGATATTGCTGCAAAGCTTGGGGTTCCGTATGAAAAGTGGACTAAGTTCCTTTGGCAGATAGGTATGCCGTTCAAGGACTATCCCAAGCGTGAATCGTAATTATATTATTAAGAAAGGAGGTGATATCTTTGGACTTTGTAAAGATTTGTAAGCGGTCTGCAGGCAAGAATCGTCTTGAAATATATCCTAAGTTCGTTATAGGTAACACGAAAGACCTCATGATAAAAGGCAAAGATTTCTTGGCTTTTTGGGACGAGGATCACAAACAATGGTCTACAGAGCAATCTGATTTGATAAAAGCCATTGATAAACTTCTCGATAAGTATTACGAAGACAATAAAGATGATATTTTGTCGAGCGGTGCTGCTTACGTTTGTCACATGTGGGATGGCGATAGTGGTTCAGTCGATAAATGGCGTCACTTTTGTCAGAAACAGATGCATGACCACTTCCAGGACCTCGATGATAATATAGTGTTTCTGAATGATCCATACGAAAGAGAATTATATTCGACGCATAGGCTTCCTTATAGTTTGGAAGAAGGGCCCACTCCGAACTACGACAAGCTTATGAGCACATTATATTCTCCAGAAGAACGTCTCAAAATTGAATGGGCGTTTGGTTCAATTATCGAGGGCGACAGTAAGTATATTCAGAAATTTTTGGTTCTTACTGGAGACCCTGGTACTGGTAAATCCACAGTTCTTCTTATATTAAAGAAGTTATTTGAAGGGTATACCGAAAAGATAAATTCCAAGGCAATTGGTTCTGGTAAGGATTTTGCTCTTGAAACCGTTGCATCAAATCCTCTTGTGGCATATGAGGATGATACAGACTTGTCGAAGATACAAGATAATACACAGTTAAATTCTCTTGTATCTCATGAAGAGTTAACTGTAAATAAAAAATTTAAATCACAGTATACACAAAAGTTCAGAACAATGATATTTTTGTGTTCAAACAGTGATGTAAATATAACTGACTCCAGGTCTGGCATCATACGACGGTTAATCGATGTGTCTCCTACGGGTAACAAGCTTCCAAAACGTGAATATGATAAGTGTATGAAAGGCATTGACTTCGAGCTTGGAGGAATTGCCTTTCATTGCCTTCAAGTATATTTAAATAATAAAAATATATTTGATAGTTACATACCTGTTAAGATGATGCGTTCGACGAATGTAGTATTTTCATGGTTGGAGGAGAACTATGAGCACATCGAAGCAAAGGACGGTATCACCTTGGCAATGGCATGGTCGTCTTATAAGCAATATTGCGATGATTGTGACATTCAGTATAGACTCAACAGATTACAATTGCGCAACGAGCTTAGAGGGTATTTTGAAGAGTTTATCTCTGATGGATATTTGGATGATGGGACGCATGTAAGGTCGTATTTTAATGGCTTCAAAACAGAGAAGTTCGATGATATTTCTGTTAGGTCAAAGCCACCAGAACCGATTGATTCTTGGTTAGTGCTTGACAAGACCAACAGTATATTTGATGAAGCATATTCTGATTTGCCTGCTCAATATGCGACTCAAGACGAAGTTGGAAGGCCTCTTGTTTCTTGGGATAAGAATAAATCAACACTCAAAGATATTAAGTCTACGAGATTGCATTATATTCTACCACCTAAGAACATGATAGTTATTGACTTCGATATCAAGAACGAGGGCGGAGGAAAAGACTATCTGCTAAACCTCGAAGAAGCTTCTAAATGGCCTCCTACATATGCAGAATTGAGTAAAAGCGGAGCAGGCATTCATTTGCATTATATTTACAATGGTGATATTTCAAAGTTATCATCTTTAGTAAAAGAAAATGTAGAAATTAAGCTTCCAATTGGTAATTCTTCGATACGGCGACAGCTTACATATTGTAATGATATTCCGGTTGCAACTATATCCTCTGGATTACCTTTGAGGAAGGAGGAGCGAAATATGGTTGATGTTATGTCGTTTAAGTCGCAGAAACATCTAATAGCATTCATAGCTAAACAGTTGAGAAAGGAAACACACGCGGATACGCATTCCAGTGTTTCTTATATTCTCAAAGCTTTAAATGACGCATACAATTCTGGACTCGTATATTCTATTCCTATTGATTTGAGGGAAGATATAATGCGATTTGCAAAGTCTAGTACGAATCAGTCGGCAGATTGTATTAAGATGGTCTCTATGATGAAATGGGAATCGGATGTCGAAGACGAATCGAATTATATTGAGGATTCACCGGACAAGCCAATTGCTTTCTTCGATATAGAAGTTCTTCCTAACTTACTTCTTATATGTTGGAAAGAGATTGGTAAGTCGTGCAAGTGGGTCCTCAATCCTGAACCTGAAGCCGTAGGATATTTATTCGAGAAGTATCGTCTTATAGGATTCAACAACCGTAAGTATGACAATCATATTCTGTGTGCTCGATACATGGGCTATAGTATATTTGATTGTTATGTGCGGTCTTCTCAAATAATAAATTCTCATAAGTCTAGAGATAATGACTGTTTCTTGCGTCAAGCATACAATATAAGTTATACCGACGTATACGATTACTCAACGGCTAAGCAGAGTCTTAAGAAATGGGAAATTGTTCTAGGTATAAACCATAAAGAAATGGAAATAAACTGGAACGAACCCATTCCCGAAGAACTTATTCCGAAGCTCATTGAGTATTGTTGCGCTGATGTTGAAGCTACTGAGAAAGTATTTAACGCTACTGCAGCAGACTTCAAAGCCAGAGAAATTCTTGCGGACTGGGCTGGAATGACCGCTAACACGACAACAAACCAGCTTACAACAAGAATTATATTTGGTGGATGCAAAGACCCGAATAATTCTCTTAGATGGAGAGACTTGTCAAAGCCTGTAAAGGAGTGGTCTAATGATGCACAACGAAGATTTCTTCAGGAAGAGTGCGGAAGATTTACAGAAGCGTTTGATGACAGATCAGTCATTCCCTATTTCCCGGGATATACTTTTGTGGATGGCAAATCATTATATCGAGACTTCGAAGTCGGTGAAGGAGGATTTGTATACGCTGAGCCTGGCATGTATACTAACGTCGCCCTCATCGATGTTGAGAGCATGCATCCGAATAGTTATATTGACGAATTATATTCGGGAGTTGAGTATACAAGAAAGTTCAAGCAGATACTGGACCTCAGATTATGTCTTAAGCACGGCGACTTTGAAACTGCGAGACATATGTTCGAAGGTAAACTCGCCAAGTATCTTGACGACGAAGGATCTGCAGACGCATTGAGCTATGCTTTGAAAATAGCAATCAACTCAGTATATGGCTTAACTTCTGCGAAGTTTGAAACGGCGTTTTATAATTCTGCGAATAAGGACAACATTGTAGCAAAACGTGGAGCATTGTTCATGATCGACTTATTATATTCTGTACAGGAAGCAGGATTCACAGTCGCTCATATCAAGACAGACTCGATCAAGATTCCGAATGCTACCCCTGAAATTATCCAGATGGTTATGGATATCGGACATAAGTATGGATATAACTTTGAACACGAAGCGACATATGAAAAGATGTGTCTTGTGAACAACGCAGTTTATATTGCAAAGTATCTTGATGCTGAAACTTGTGAACAGATGTATGGTTATATTCCGTCGAAGAATAAAAAGAAATCAGGAAAATGGACAGCAACAGGCACACAGTTCCAGGTTCCTTATGTTTTCAAGACTTTGTTTACGCACGAGCCTATAGATTTTAATGATGTTTGTGAAATTAAATCTGTAACAACATCTATTTATATTGATATGGGTTCCGATGAAGAACACAATTATAAATTTGTCGGTAGAGTAGGTCAGTTTACACCTGTCAAAGTTGGTGGTGGAATACTCGTTCGAAAAGCTGATGATAAATATAATAGTGTCACAGGCACAAAAGGATATCGATGGCTTGAATCTTCTGATGTCAAGTTGCTCGGCATGGATTTTGTTGACCAGAGCTATTATATTAAGATGGTTGATGACGCTCGGGATGCTATATCTAAGTATGGTGACTTTGAGTGGTTCGCTGCATAAGTTATATTTAACTCCTTTCGCGTAATTTTCAGAGATATATTGAGAAAGGACGTGATTCTATGTATAACGATGAACGTATTTGTAATGCACAGAAGGATTTTGAACCTGAGGAAAGCAAAAGAAGCTTAAAGCATGTTATCTATGACTGGCTTAATACACCAGTCACTAGAGAAGAGCTTTTAAGAACTTGGCTAATTCTTGGACAGATTATATTCGACATTACGATAATCATCAAAAGCAGAAAACGTAAGTAAAAAGACAAAGGAGTTCTTCGGAGCTCCTTTAGTTTTTTATAAATTTATTATATTTTTACAGGAGGTAATCGTTATGATTATGCATGTTAACAAGAGAGAGCTCGTTTTTGAGGAAGTACCTGAGTCTATGTTCAAGTACAAGAACCTGAAGGGTCAGGGCGGCAGTCGTTATATTCAGCTGGAGGTTCAGGAGTCATACGCCATCGAGCTTGCCAAGGATAATTGGCGTGTAAAGAAGAGAGGATTCGACCCTAACATCGGAGGATATGTAACGTCTGATGATATGGATGCTCCGCTTGAGAGGGCTCAGTATTTCGTATCGCTGCAGGTTAATTATAATTCGCCTGTTCAGACACCTGTTATATACAGACTCGTTGACGGCGATGATTCCATGGTTCTCATGAAGCCTGACAGCAAGATAGCGGCAAGAGACGTCGGTCGTATCGACAAGGATATTATTAAGGAAGCTACTCTTGTGATCGGCGGCTCTTATAACAAACGCGATGGTAAGATTACATTATATCTTAACGAGGCAACTTTCGTTGTTGAGAGGTCGTACTCTGCGTCTGCTATGTCCAAGTTTGATGGCATTAAGAAGATCGATGACGATGGAGAACTTCCTTGGGATACTGAGGAATAAGTTATATTTAAGACCTTTGGGGCTCTTCGGAGCTCCTTTGGTTTTTTATATTTTTACGGAGGTATATTTCTATGAAAGAAAAATTTAAAAAGCTAAAGGTTAACCAGGCTCAGATTATATTGCTGAGAAAGCAGATAATGGCTCTTGAAAAGATGAACATTATGTTGCTGCATGAAATAGAGTCCAAAATAGGGGCTGATTGCGAAGGAATAGCTAATGCTTTAAAGGTTGATACAAATCTCCTTGCTATTGACATTACGGCTAAGGGAATGTACGAAGCATTCGAAAACGTCGATTTGGAGGAATGATATTTATGGTTCTTCCGGAATTATATCCTCATCAAAAGAAAGCAGTCGAAAAAATGCATGATGGTTGTATACTTTGTGGTGGAGTTGGTACTGGTAAAAGTATTACGGCGTTAGCGTATTATTTTTACAGAATAGCAAAACAAAAGCCAACAGGCACATTATATATAATAACAACAGCACACAAAAGAGACAGCGGCGAATGGGAAATGGAATGCCTAAGATGGGGAATCCCAGAACAACACGATATGAAACTTATTATTGATAGTTGGAATAATATTGAAAAGTATTCTGATGTTAAAAACGAGTTCATTATATTTGACGAGCATAAAGCTATTGGGTCTGGAAAGTGGTCCAAATGCTTTGTGAAACTTGCTAAGCAGAACAACTGGGTTTTACTTAGCGCAACTCCTGGTGACAATTGGATTGATTATATCCCTGTGATGGTAGCTAATGGTTACTATCGCAACAGAACTGATTTCATTCAGCAGCATGTAATAATAAATCCTTTTGTTACATATTTTTCTGTAAAAAGTTATATTAACACAGAAAAACTTCAAAAGATACGAAACGAATTACTCGTTGACATGGTTGTTAATAAAATAGCACAAAGAGAAGAGATTCCAGTGCTATGTGAATATGACAAAGAATTATATTCAAAAGTGGCTAAAGATCGTTGGAATCCTTATGACGATAAGCCTATTGAAAATGCGGCTGAGCTTTGTTATATTTTGCGTAAAGTATGTAATAGTCATGTCTCTCGTATTAAAAAAGTAATTGGTATTGCTAATAAAAAAAGTAAACTAATTATATTCTACAACTTTGATTACGAACTTGAGATACTTAGAAAAGCTCTTAGTTCTATCGGAATCACGATCACAGAATGGAACGGCCATCAGCATGACATTATATCTTCAGATGAACATTGGGCGCATCTTGTTCAATATTCTGCGGGTGCTGAAGGATGGAATTGCATTGAGACTGACACCATTATATTCTATTCACAGTCATATTCGTACAAGCAAACGGAACAGGCTATGGGAAGAATTGATCGCATTAACACTCCTTTTGATACATTATATTATTACAGGCTTTATACAGATAGCGACATAGATAAGGCAATAAACCTTGCGCTCGCTACAAAGCATGAATTCAATATAACTAAGTTCGCTCGCGAAATTTTCTGAGGTATATTGAAAGGAGTTGATAGTTATGAAAAATACTATCGTAAAGAAGCTTATTCATTTTCAGGGCGTACTTGATGGCATGGCTATACTCTTACTGGCAGCATTTGTCAGCAGAGAAATAGCAAGGTTTAAGTATAACAACAAGAAGAATAAGAAGCTTAAGGAACAGATTAACGAACGTAACATCAACAAGTAAAAACAACAAGGAGTTCTTCGGAGCTCCTTTAGTTTTTTATTTTACAGGAGGTATTTTTATGAAAGGTATGTCGAAAGATTTGGAACTGGTCGCAAGATTCCCTAACGCAGGTTGGGGCGTAAGAAGAATGATGAAGTGGAATATAACTTCATTCAAGACAGAATCACTCAGAAAGAAGGAAGAACGTGAAAAGAACAATAGGAGAAAGGCTAAGGACGGAACTCTTCCTACTAAGCTTGCTCCCTTCGGCAGATATAAGACTAAAGAAGGAGGAATCAAAGTTGAATGAGAAGTTCGAACAGAAGCGCAAAAGAGGAAAGCCGGTAACTCATAAGCCGGTCAAATGCGTCGAAACAGGTAAAGTTTACCGATTATATATTGAAGCAGCAGCTGACATTGGTGGGAGCAGGCATGGCGTGCGTAAATGTGCCGAAGGAACCCAAACCCACCATCACGGCAAGCACTATGTTTTTGTGGATTCTACGGAGGAATGAATTATGAGTAACTTTAGATTCGGTTATTGTTATGCAGGCAAAGTTTCGGACACGGCAGTTATTGCGAGAGCAATTCGCACGGCACTTATATGTAATGTGGATTATATTTCCAGTGCAATTATTGTGGCATACAGCAATGGTTGCAGCCAAGTGTCTGTGGAGATATGGCCCGATGAACTTAAGGGAAGCATTCCTGAGTTTCTTACCGATTATATGGCATTCGTTAAGTTCTGCAACAAGGCTTTACAGGAGGATAAATATGATTAAGATTGAAAACGTCAGTGTTTCGGGTTGGGAAGCTGCTATTCGTGGCATGCGCAATCCGATGAACAGTTGGGATAGAAGTGATTCCTACTTCGATAGCGAGACAGGAAGTTATATTTCTAAAGACGGTTATATTATTACTACCAACAAGGACCGCACTTATCGAGTATTCCGATATTATCTCGGCGAAGAGGATCGCAAACTCATGCATAAACTTGCTAAGGCTGGTAACGAACACGCTAAGTTCCGGAGAATGCTGAATGTCACGATGGACATTACAGCACCATTATATTTCTGGAAGGAGTTCGATACGTACAAAGTAGGTACGGTTTCTAACTCTTGTTCAACAATGCATAAGATTCACTCGAAAGAGTTTACACTCGACGATTTCTCTGTTGAACATCTTTATACGAATAATCTCGAAGCTTTCGGCACGATTATATCCGCTCTGAATGAATCTAGAGAAGTATATTTAAAGACTAAAGAGAAAGAAGATTGGTGGCAGATGATACAGTTGCTTCCGTCTTCTTATAATCAGAGACGTACTGTCCAGCTCAACTATGAGGTTCTGAATCATATTTATCATCAGAGGAAAAACCATAAGCTTGACGAGTGGCGAGAGTTTTGTGATTATATTCTTAAGACTCTTCCTTACAGTGAAGAATTGATTGAGGTATCTAATGAATAACTTTGACATTTATGGTACAGTATCAGATTCACAACTTGAACCTGAAGGTTATGTAGTGCATTTGGATAGAACATGGCCGGCATGTGCTAGTATATTTAACCAATACTCATTGAAAATAAAGAATGCACAGTATCCAGGCGAACTTATTATAACTGATGATTCACCCGTCGATGATAAGGAGATTCCAGATACTAAGTATTATTTTGGCGTGTTGAAAACTAATTTTCATATGTCATCCGTGGAAATTGACGTTCGAACATTATATAATTGCTCTTGCTTAAGCTTCGATTTGTCATGTAGAAACGCCTATTGGATTGAAAGAGAAACGAGAATTATATTAACTGGCCTTAATAGACCTTTTGATATGAGAATCGAAAGCGTTCGTGATTCAAGGGGAAATTTTTGTTCGGAGTGTATGATGCAGTTACCGAATCTGCTTTATGGTTTGCGTGTTATATTCCATGGTGAAAAGATTGGAAAAACGATATTGCGTATAAAAGGCGATTACACAACTGTTTATACAACCGATACAGTACGATTCTTTGCGGACTTATATTTGCGATTTCATGAAACAGATTTTAGAGCGTTCAACATGGATGGCACATTGCTATTCAAACAGGCTATTTATGAATACTCTCCAGAAGAACTCGAACGGATTATATCCATGTGCATGAATACCGAGTTAATGGAAGAGTACATAACAAGCGAACGCACAAGTGGAGAATGCAAAGCCATTGTAATAAAACGCATGGCCGAACTTGGTGTTGACAAGAACCGTTTCGACCTGTGATTATTTTTAGGAGGTATTTTTATGACAAACTTTATTTACAACATGCAGGACGAGTTATTCCATCTTAATATGATTCTTCCCGTAGGGGAGTTCTCGCCCATAATAAAACTCGTCGATCATATTGAGGCTCAGGGCAAACAGCTCAGAGAACTCAATGCAGCTATCACAAAGAAGAATGCAACCATTGAGAAGTACGAGCATAAGAATAAAGACCTTAGGGAGCGTAACGCCCTTCTTGTTAAAAAGGTTGATGAGCTCAACGAAGGCATTCGCAACTCCGAAGACCTGACGTGGAAGCAGAAATATGATGCTCTTCTTCAGTCCTCTGAACAGGCTATAGGCGCTCTGCAGAAGAAGTGTCAGGAATATAAGAATGCGGACTCCGATGCAACGGCAAGCACTATCGTAGCCCTTATTGAAGAGAATCAAAAGCTCTTTCACGAGAACAACAAACTCAAAGAGGACCTCGAAAAGGAAAAACAGGTCAGCAAAGATCTTAACGTGATTATAAACAGTAAGAACAAACTGCTCGATATATATATGACCAAGTGCAACAAGCTCGAGGAGCGTAGAGATGAACTCAAGAAAGAACTCGACTTTTGGAAAGCATCTGATACGTTTAGTACAGCATCATATCTTACGAAGCGATGCAATAAAGCCGAAGAAACATTATCGAAGATTCGTGACCTTATTGACGGAAAGGAATGATTATATTATGACTGCAGAGCAGAAAGAGCGAATGAAGTATGAGGTTGAGGTCCAGAAAGCTCGAGAGTTGAAGCGTATTGCCGATGCTCTTGAGATTATATCTGGATTCAAGTGTCCTAAAGAGCTCGGATTCGATTTTGAACATCATGAACCGCTTTCTCCCGATATGCTGAAGATGCTGAAAGACTGATTATATTAGGAGGTACAATAATGGACAAAGCTGTAAGGGTTTTCTTCAGTCAGCCTATGCACGGGTTAACTGATGAAGAGATTATATTCGAGCGTAATCTTATGAAACAGGAATTCTGGAACTTCCTTTGCCATGAGCTCGGATTCGACAATGATGTTGAGATTATTGATGTTAATTATATTTTCAACGATCCTGGTTCCGAAGATGCTGGAAGACTTTGGTATCTCGGCAGAAGTATCCAGACTATGGACAAAGCTGATTATGTTTGTTTCCATAGTCGTTGGAGATCGGCTAATGGATGCTGGGTTGAACATTCTGCCGCAGAAATGTACTTTAAATGGCGTTTCGGCGACACGGCAGGTCAAGACCAAGTATCCGAACACATCCGTGAAATTGCTTTCGGTAGGGATAAGTGATTATATTTCATGCTTGAGAAGGATTTCAAGCGCATAACCAAATGGCGTATTAAGGAAATGTTCCCTGATTGCTTCATACACGAAATGATGTGTCAGCAACAGGGAATTCCTGATACGCTGATTATATTTGGTTCGAAATGGGCTTTATTGGAATTCAAAAAATCTAAAAAAGCATCACATCGACCAAATCAAGAGTATTACGTTAATCGTTTTAACAAAATGGGTTATAGCGCTTTCATTTACCCAGAAAACGTTGATTATATTTTGCAACAGTTAAAGGAGTATTTCTATGAGCAAAACTAACTTAGACACGATTACTTTTGGGGATGAAATTGATTATATTCATGACGAAGAATCATCCACATATGACAATGTTAATCATCCGCAGCATTATATTTCGAAAAACGGGATTGAGACAATTGATGTTATTGATGCTTGGACAGAAGGTCTTGAAGGAATCGTTGCTGTTGATACTTCTAATGTCATTAAGTATATTTCGAGGTGGCATAAAAAGAATGGTATTGAAGACCTTGAGAAAGCACAATGGTATCTTAATCATCTCATCAATCATTGTAAAAAAGATTCAGAGGACTGATTATATTTATGGTTGAACTTAACATCTATTCTTTTGGTGACTCGGCTCCTCTTGTTGGGACTTTGTTGGATTCTGCAGTAAACGAATGTGTTGTTACTGATTATATTCATACATCATACGAACCGAAAGATTCTCATTGGTCTATTGAATTACAGAATGATGAACAGAAAAGAATCTTAGTTGATTATATTTACACATGGTTACCGACAAGTGTACGTTCAGATGTAAGATTCTTTGATAAACCTATACACAACTTCCCATTATTGGATGCCTACAACTACATGATGTCCAAATGGCAATAGCATTACTGATTATATTTGGAGGTACTTATGGATAGTGAACAGTTCGATGTAAAGATTGTGTTTCTTGATGGTACAAAAGAAGCATTACATTCGATTATATCTTCTGCGTTCATTCCAGAATCCAGTTACATAGGATTCGAAGATGCAAAAGGAAAGAAGTATTACTACAATCTTTGTGACATTAGTAGGTTCTTCTTGTGTCCTGACTGATTATATTTAAGAAGGAGTTTCTATGCATTATTCAGAGCTCCTTCTTTTTTGCGTTTTGTTGTATGGATTCTATTGATTTGCTACTGATTATATTTGTGTTGCTTTGTATGTGGGATTCTTTTAGGGTATTGCTACTGATTATATTTAATGGTAGTATAGTATCTATGTACTTTGTGTGAGTATTGATGGTACTATCTGTTAATTATTGAATAGTCTTTGAATTGTTTTTTATTGAATTACTGATTATATTTCCTATATAGCAGAATTTTTTAAAAATTTTGAAAAGTTTTTGAAATTTTTTGTGTTTTTTACTATTTCTTTTTAAAAAATTTTTTAAAAATAGATTTACTGTGATTATTTTTTACCCGAACTATAAAAGTCAGGACCCTGAGGGGGGTCAAAACAAAGAATACCCCCTATACAT